TGGCGTCGGTGAACCTGACCTGGCGCCAGTTGCCGCCAAGACCTTCGTGCGTATGGAGATCGCTCGTGCCATCGAAGCAACTGAAACTCAGCGCTGAGCTGTGGCCGGACCTGGCGCTCGAGGCCGGTGTTCCCAAAGGCGACAGCAGCAAGACCGAGGCAGCCGACCACTTCGCCCGGCAGATCGGCATGGTGCCGAACCTGGTGGCCGAGCGTGAGCACCAGTTCGCGAAGGCGAAGATGCAGCGCAACTGGGCATTCGATTTCTGCTTTCGCCAGTACATGGTCGCGGTCGAGATCGAAGGCATGGCGGTGCAGCTGCGCTGTCCGAAGTGCTTCGGCCACGAGCTCATCATCCGCGGCCGCCACGGCTCGATCGGCGGCATCAACGAGGACATGGTGAAGTACAACTCCGCAGCGTTGCTCGGCTGGACCGTGCTGCGCTTCGCCACCAAGGACGTGAAGCCGCGGCGCGCGTACGACATGACCATGCTGGTGCTGGCCGCCCGCGGCTGGCAGATGCCGGCATGAGGAACGAGTGGGATCGCCATACCCGCGAGCAGACGTCTGCACTGGATGACACCGGACAATTCCGGACTTACCTGGACCGCCAGCTCGCCAGCATCGACCCGCCGGCGGCGCCGCGCCGATCGACCAGGTGGATCTGGTTCGCAGTTTTCGCGGTGGGTGTGCTGATAGGCTTCGGCCTGCACGCTCACCTGGCGCACTGACCGACAATCACAAACATCACGGGGAGAGTTACGACGATGGAGAAGATCGACAACGCGGTGCGCAACGGCATCGACCAGGCGCAGCAGCAACCTGAACAGTCACCGCTGCAGACCGCGATGGCGCGCCACGGAAAGGCGCTCCTCGAGCTCAACACGGACCCGAACACCGGCATGATCGGCGTGGATCCGCGGCAGCTGATGATCGACATGGAGCTGCTTACGGTGCGCATGGAGGTTCTGTTCCTGGCGCTGATCAAGGAGCACCTGGTCGATGGCAACAAGATGACCGTGCTGCTGACCAACAAGCTCAATGACGAGGCGACGCAGATGGAAGCGGCCAAGGCCGCACAGGCGCCACAGATCCAGGTCGTACCCGGCAGCATCCTCGAGCGGCCGTGAACCTGCAGGTATCTGTGGCCCGATATCGACGCCCGACCATCCATGACCCTCCGGACCCACGGATCCCGCCGGCGCCGTTCATCAAGCGGCTGAACCCGGCGCAGATCAAGGCGCTCGGCCGCGAGACCGCGCTCGATCCGCGCTTCCGCGGCATCGACCGATTCTTGTGGCGCTGGTCGGTCGGCCAGGGCACGACACTGCCGATCGATGCCGAGGAAGCTGAAGGCCTGCCGTTGAGCCGGCCGACTCCGCTGCAACCGGACGTGGCGATCGTGGTGGACCAGGCCATTCAGCGCTCGGCCGAGTGGGCCCGACGCTTCGTGTTCCTGTGGTTCCGCTCGGACCGCTCCACGCAAGAGATCGCCGTGCTCATGCGCATCCGGCTGCGCGCGGTCTACGATGAACGCAAGATCGTGTTCAGCTACTACCTCGGCCGCTTCCACGAAATCGGCATTCGCATACCCAGCTGGGAGCCAGACCTATGACCCCGTTGCAACTCTCACTGCTGTTCGCCGTTGCGCACACATCGATCCAGGCCTCCAGCGTCAGCGGTGAGGAAGCGGACACCCTGGCCGCGATGAACACGCGCGCCGTCGGCCTCGTCACGACCGATGCGCAAGAGGGTCACTTCACCCTCACCGACCGCGGCCGCGCCTTCGTGACGCACGTCACATCCCTGCCACTCCCGGAGCAGGTCACTGTGTGGCGCATCGCCGCGGCGAACTTCGAGTGGGCACAGAACAATCCGGCGGTACCGCTGGCCACGCTCGGTGGCTTCGGGCTGCCGCGCGCGTTGCCCGATGATGAAGGTCAGCCACCGCCGCCGGCGCCTCCTGCCAAGCGAATCAACGGCATCGAGGTGCCGAGCGATCCGGAAGGCAAGCGGCAGCTGGGACTGCGGCTGATGGAGAGCGGCTTCGGTGTCGGTGAGGTCGCAGAGCTGCTCGGCGTGACTTCTCAAGAAGCCGATGGGTGGTTTCTGGGTAAGTGAGATCCCACACCTAGCCTTGACAATTGCGCATAGTCAGGTAGCTTTTCGGCCCATAGTTGGCGTAACTGCCAGCACCACCAGGCCCACCTCGAGCGATCGACGTGGGCCTTTTGCGTTTTCTCAGTGGCGAAACGTGCCTTCACCCCCGTGAGTGCGCGTCGCCAGACCTGGTGATCTGACAGCCTTAGCCACCAGGACTTTGCAGGCCGCCCTTATCCGGCGGCCTGTTTTTTCCCACACCACGGAGCTCTCACCAGCATGGCGACACTTGCAACAGAGGACATGCAGGGTAATTTCCTGCGCTACAGCGGCGGCATCGGTGTCAACGCCAATGACGTGGTGGCAGGACCGATCGATGCGGGCCGGTACGACACGATCACCTTCTTCTCAACCGCCGGCGCGATGAACCTGCTGGCGGCGATCGACAGCGTGCCGACACTGGTCGCCATGGCCTTCGAGGACCTGGGCGCCGCCTCCGCGGCCGGCCCGGTGTTCGTGACCGTCACCGCAGCGAACCGGCTCTACCGGATCCGCAATACCTTCTCGAAGGTGGAGCTCACCCAAAACGGCGCGACCGCTGTCACCGGCGCCACGATCATCCTCTCGCGCCTGGCGCTGCAGGGAACCTGAGCGTGCCGACGAATGGGGAGTCGATGCGGCCAGCGCGGCAGAGTGAACGCGGCATAGCAGACGGCACTTTCGAGACCGTCGCCTTCGCAAAGCGCCGCGACAAGCGCCGGCAGAAGAACAAGCTGGCGAAGGCCGCGCGCCGCAAGAACCGTTGAGCCGTGAGCGCCTACGCGAAGCTGCGCCGCCGGCGGCAGGTCTTTGTCGATGCCTATGTGAAAACAGGCGTCGGCGCCGATGCGATCCGGGCGATCAACCCGCTGCTCAAGCGCCCGGATGTGGCGGCATCGAAGATGCTGGCCAACCCGGAGGTGAAGGCGGCGATCGCCGAGAAGCAGGCGCAGGCGATCGCACGCGCCGGGGCTCGCGAAGTGCGCGTGATCGAGGAGCTGTGCCACCTGGCATTCTTCGATCCGGGCGAGCTGCAGGATGAGAACGGCCACTATCTGCCGTTGAATCAACTGCGCCCCGAAGTGCGTCGGGCGCTGCAGTCGATCGACGTCGAGGACAAGTTCGAGGGCACCGGCGACGCACGGCGCGTGGTCAGCCGCCGGCACCGCTACAAGGGCAGCACCAAGGAAGGCGCGCTCAAGATCCTGCTGCAGTACATGAAGGCGCTGCCCGAACAGGTGCAGGTCTCAGGTCCCGGCGGCGGTCCGATCGAGACGCGCAGCGAGGTGACCGACCTTGAGAAAGCCCGGCGCATCGCCTTCCTTCTGACCATGGGCCTTAAGGCGAAGCCCACCACCCCATTGAGCGACCCGGCCGAGCCGGTCGCACCAGTTTCCGCCGACGGCAACGCCGGCGGAGTTTGACGATCTCCACCAAGCCAATCAGCACCAAGCAGGAGACACCTCAGTGAAGCGACCCTTACGATCGATCTATGGCCAGTACGTGGCCACCGTGGATGACTTCCGGCTCATCGCGAGCTTAGGACTCATCACCGGGCAATGGGGCAACCAGATGCCCTTGGGCGATACGAACAATATCGTCATGTTTGACGACTTCGACGGCGCAGCCTTGCTCGGCACCTGGTCGGTGCTCAAGGGCACGGACGCGGCGGCCGCCAACTTCGCCACCAACGCCGGCGTGTCGGGCACCATCCTCGGTACCACCGGCGCGACCACCACGACCATGGCCGGCTCCGGTGTGCAGATCACCGGCGGTCTGAACTTCAAGGCGCAGGGCGCTGCCGGCACCGGCGGCACCAACAACCTGGAGTTCAACTCGCGCGTGAAGGTCGACGTCATCACCAACCAGGTGATGTTCGTAGGCTTGACCAACGCGGCAACCTTGCAGATGCCCATTCAGGGCAGCGGCGTGGGCAATGCCTTCACCGGCAACGCCAACGATGCGGTGGGCTTCCTGTTCGACACGACCATGACCACGGCGGCCTGGTGGTGTGTCGGTAACAAAGCGGGCGCCGGTCCGCAGGGTTTCCTGGCGACCGCGCCGGGCGGCTCCAACAATGCGCCAGTGGCGGCGACGTTCGCGCAGTTTGCGATCAGCGTGGATCAGCTGGGCAATGCGAACTTCTTCTACAACGGCGTGCAGGTCGGCGTGACGATGCTCGGTGCACTCACGCCAACGGTGGCCCTCACCCCGATCGTCGCGGTGTTCAACCGCACGGCCGCGGCCTCGAGGAACCCGCAGATCGACTACATCATGACAAGCATGAATCGGATCTAGTACGATCCGCCTCACGCCATTCAAGTGAAAACTGCGACCGCGTTCCGGGGAGGGGTGTTCCTCTCCCCGGGGCCGGCCAGGAACTGACATGGATCTGGACCAGGTGCTCAAGGCCCTCGAGGGATTGCCGCCTGGCCAGCGCGCGCAGCTCGAGGAGACTGCGCTGGATGACACAGCGAGCATGCGCTGGGTCCCAAACCCCGGCCCACAGACCGAGGCCTATTTCTCCGAGGCAGATGAGCTTTACTACGGCGGCGAGGCCGGCGGCGGTAAATCTGATCTGATCCTTGGCCTGGCGCTCAACTGCCACCAGCGCGCCTCGATCTTCCGTGAGTTCAAGGACGACGCGCGCGAGCTCGGCCGCCGTCTGTGCCAGATCACCGGCAACACCATCGGCTGGAATGATCAGCAGGCCCGCTGGCGATCGGGCCCGCAGGAGTTCATCTTCGACGGCCTGCCGCTGGAGACGGACAAAGAACACCACAAGGGCAAGGCGCGCGACCTGCACGCCTTTGATGAGATCCCGGACTTCACCGAGTCGCAGTACCTGTTCATCACCGGGTGGAATCGGTCGGCATCCCCTGGTCAAAGGTCGCGCATCGTGTGCACCGGCAACCCGCCGACGCGCGCGAAGGGCCTGTGGGTCATCAAGCGTTGGGGTGCGTGGCTTGATCCACGCCACCCGAACCCGGCCCGCGACGGAGAGCTGCGCTGGTACATCCGCGGCGATGATGGCCACGAGGTCGAGGTGGACGGGCCCGGCCCCTACCAGGTCGATGGCAAGGACACCTTCGCGAAGTCGCGCACCTTCATCCGCGCGAAGCTCGAGGACAATCCTGACCTCGCCAACAGCGGCTACGATGCCCAGCTCGCCCAGCTGCCCAAGGAGCTGCGCGATGCCTACCGCGGCGGCAAGTTCGATGCGTCGCTGAAGGATCACCCGTTCCAGGTGGTGCCAACGCAGTGGGTCCTGGATGCGCAGAAGCGCTGGAGCGAACGGCCGCCGCAGGGCGTACCGATGTGCGCGATGGGAGTGGATCCGGCCGAAGGCGGCGCCGACAACTACACCATCGCGGTCCGCTACGATGGCTGGTACGGCCCGTACATTTCGATCCCCGGTGTCGAGATCCGCTTGGGGTCGCAGGGCGCAGGGCACATCATCACCAATCGCCGCAACAACGCGGACATCGTGCTCGACATGGGCGGCGGCTACGGTGGTGGCACCTTCCAGACCCTCACCGAGAATCAGATCCCGGTGACGGTGTACAAGGGCGCCAACAAATCCTACGCGCGCACCGAGACCAAAAAGCTCGGCTTCGTCAACAAGCGCACCGAGGTCTACTGGCGATTCCGCGAAGCCCTCGATCCGGACCAGGTGGGCGGCTCACCGATCTGCCTGCCGCCGGATCCGGAGATCGTCAGCGATCTGACCGTGGTCACCTGGGAAGTCACCGCCCGTGGCATCAAGATCCTGGAGAAGGATGAGGTGAAGAAACTCCTCGGCCGATCGCCAGACAAGGGCGACGCCACAGTGCTCGCCTGGGCCGCAGGCCTGCGCGGTGTGAACCCGCATTTCGGTACCGGCCAGTTCGGCCGCGAGCAGCACATCCCGTTACCCGGTCAGCGTCGAGGACCAGGCGGCGGATTCAAAGTTGATCTAGGCCCGCGGCATCGAGCCCCGGGAAGGAAGTAAGCGCACCCGTGGCCAAATCCAAACAGCCGCCGCTGGATCCGATGGGGACCGCGGCCACCCCGCTCACCGATTTCTCACCGGGCACCCTGGCGCACATGACGCCGGCGCAGCGCGGCAAGCAGCTGAAGAAGTCCAAGCGCGTCGCGGTCACCCCCGCGATGTTGCACACGCCGCCGAACCTCAACCTGCCGCAAACCTAAACCGAAGGAACCGCACCCCATGGGATACGCAGCTGCAGGCCTCGCCGTGATCGTCGGCGGTGGTATGTTGACGGGCAAAGGGCCCGCGGGAAGTTTGAAGCCCAAGACCGCGCTCAGTGCTCCGCCAGTAATGCCCGATCAGACGACGCAGAACCAGGCGGCGACACTCGCTGAAGCGCAGGCCGCGGCCGAGAGGAATGGTCGCGCCTCAACCATCCTCACCAGCAACTCCAACACCTCCGATCAGTTGGGGCCGTAATGGCAGATCCTATCGACACCCTCGAGCAGCGCGCGCTGCACATCAAGGGCAAACGCATGGCGCTGCTGCCGTTCTGGCAGGAGATCGCCGAGCAGTTCTGTCCGCTGCGCGCGCAATTTACCCGGCAGTTCTATCTGTCCGAGCAGTTCATGGACATCCAGCTGACCAGCACGCCGCTGATCATCGCCCGTGAATTGAAGAACACCTTCAGCGCGATGCTGCGGCCGCGCGACCAGGACTGGTTCTCGATGACGATCGACCGGCCCGAGCGCCTGGATCGACAGGGCAAAGCCTGGCTCGAGTGGGCCACCAAGGTGCAGTGGCGCGCGATGTACGATGCGAAGGCGCAGTTCCAACGCGCCACCAAGGAGGCCGACGGGGACTTCGCGAGCTTCGGCAACGCGGTGATCACACGCGAGACCGACTACATGGCCACGCGCATGCTCTATCGGTCCTGGCATCTGAAGGACACGGTGTGGGCCGAGCAGTACGATGGCTCGATCGGTGAGGTGTACCGCTGGTGGAACCCGACTGGCCAGGAGCTGAAGAAGCGCTTCCCGAAGACGTACGACAAGCGCATCGACCAGTGGATCAACGACACCCCGCACCGTGAGGTGCGCTGCATGCACGTCGTGATCCCGGGTGAGGACTACGATCGGGTGCCGCTGCCCGGTCAGAATCAACCGGGGAAGTTTCGCACCCCGTGGGCATCGCTCTACGTGGACCTCGAGAACAAAACGGTCCTCGAGGAGACTGGCTCCTTCAGCCGCATCTACACGATCCCGCGCTGGGAAACGGTGTCCGGATCGCAGTGGGCGTATTCCCCGGCCGCTGTCGCAGGCCTGCCGGATGCACGGCTGCTGCAGGCCATGACGCTGACACTGATGGAGGCGGGTGAAAACAGCGTGCGGCCGCCGCTGATTGCGACGCAGGAGGCGATCCGCTCGGATGTCGCGCTTTATGCCGGCGGCATCACGTGGGTGGACGCCGAGTACGACGAGCGCTTAGGTGAGGCGCTGCGCCCGCTGCAGCTGTCCACCGGCGCCGGGATCTCGGTCGGCATGGAAATGCTCAAGGACGCGCGCGAGAAACTGTCGGAGGCCTTCTACCTCAACAAGCTCTCGCTGCCCGGGCCCGATCGGGAAATGACCGCCTATGAGACCGGCCAGCGCATCCAGGAGTGGATCCGCCAGGCACTCCCGCTCTTTGAGCCGGTGGAGTCGGAGTACAACGCCGCGCTGTGCGATGACACCTTCGATGCGCTGATGCGCGTCAACGCCTTCGGTCCGTGGGCCGACATTCCGCAATCCCTGCGCGGCCAGGACATCAAGTTCGCTTTCGAATCGCCGCTGCATCAGGCGACCGAGCGCAAGAAAGGCGCGCTGCTGCTGCAGGCCGGTCAGCTGATCGGCCAGGCTGCTCAGCTTGATCCGAACGTCGCCGCCGAGCTCGATGTGATGGTGGCGCTGCGCGATGCGCTCACCGGCATCGGGGTACCGGCGACCTGGCTGCGCGATGAGGATGCGGTCGATCAGATCGTCCAGGAGAAGCAGCAGGCCCAGCAATCGGCACTGCAGACGCAGCAGATCCAGAACGCCGGCAATGCGGCGCAGTCACTGGGTCAGGCGGTTAAGACCTTCCAGGGCGGCGCCGGCGCAGCAAGTCCGATCTGATGGCCGCCGCCACCTCGAAGCCAACGGGCAGGCGCGGGCCGATCCCGAAGGCCCCTTCGCGCGACCCGTGGGTTCCGCCTGAGTGGGATCCGGAGGATGCGCACGCGGTCCAGGCGTTCATGCAGGGTCGGGCCAGTCCTGAACAGCAGCAGCGCGCGGCCGCCTTCATCGTCCACCAGCTGTGCGGCACGTACGATCAGTCCTTCCGACCTGGTGGCGATCGCGATACGTGCTTTGCGGAAGGTAAGCGCTTCGTGGGCCTGCAGCTGGTGAAATTCGTGAATCTCAACATCGCCCGGCTGCTCAACAAGAACAGCGAACAGGGCGCACCACCCAAGGAGCAATAGACCATGCCAGAAGCAGCAACAGGAGCAACAGGTGCCACAGGATCCGCAGCGACGGGCGCGACGGGTGCCACGGGCACCGGAACAGGCACAGGTACTGGGACAGGCACCGGAACCGGCACAGGCGCCGGCGGGGCTACAGGATCAGCCGCAGGTAATGGCGGCGGCACGGGCGGCAGCCAAACGGGGACGGGGACTGGAACGGGCACGGGCACGGGCACGGGTACGGGTACGGGTACGGGCGCCGATGCAGCAGCTGCCGCGGCCGCAGCCGCAGCCGCCGCTGCGGGTGGTGGCACAGGCACGGGTACCGGCACCAGTGCGGCCGGTGCGGAAGCCTGGGCCGCGAATTGGCGCGAGACCTATGCCGGTGAGGATGCCGCGAAGCTGAATGTGCTCAAGCGCTATGAGTCGCCGCGGGCGCTCATGGATGCGCTGTTCTCGGCGCGGCAGAAGATCGAGTCGGGGGAGCTCAAAACCCCGCTGCCGGCGAACGCGACGGCCGAGCAGCTCGCCACCTTCCGCAAGGACAATGGCATCCCGGACAAGCCGGAGGACTATTTCTCGAACCTGCCGGACGGGGTGAAGATCGATGACGCCGACAAGGTGATGCTCGGCGACTACGCCAAGACGATGCACGAGTTGAACCTGACGCCGGCGCAGGCGCAGAAGCTGTTCGCGACCCGCCAGGCCCAGCTCGACAAGATGATCGTGGACCAGGGCGCGCAGGACAACACGCTCAAAACTCAGGTCGAGGATCAGCTGCGCGGGGAATGGGGCAATGACTACCGGCCCAACCTCAACGCGATCCACAACCTGCTGAACGGCTTCCCAGAAGGTGCGCGTGAGGCGCTGCTGAATGCCCGCGGACCGGACGGCAAGGCGATCTTCAACAACAAGGAGGTCATGCAGGCGTTTGCACAGATCGCCCGCACCGTGAGCCCCTTCGGTACCATCACCGGCGCCGACGGTGGCGCGCTGAATGCGAGCGGCGTCGAGTCGCGCATGGCGGAGATCGTGAAGATGATGGGCGCGCCGAAGGGCACGCCGGAGTACAAGGCCTACTACGAAAACCCGAAGGTGCAGGCCGAGTACCGTGACCTGATCTCAGCGCAGGAGCGGTTGAAAGCCCGCAGCGCGGCGTAGCATAGGTATGCCCTAACAAAGGCATTCCAATGCCATTCTTAATCACCTGGAGATCTCAATGCCCGACCCGACCACAGACCCGGCAGCCACCGCGGCCGCCGCAGCTCCCAAGCCGAAGCAGAAAGTGAGCCTCGGCCGAATCGTCCACCACCGCGATGTGCACGGACTCACCCACGCGGCGATCGTGACCAAGGTGCACGCCGATGGCACCGCGAGCCTGCACGTGTTCCCGCACGATGCCCCCTCGCATCACGTCCACCAAGTCGCCGAGGTCAGCGCAGAGCACGACCCGGAATCCGAGACCCACAGCAGCGGCTGGCACTGGCCGAAGCTGCTGTAACACCAGGAGGATCAGCAGACATGGCAAAGCACTGGATGGCCGAGGCCTTCAAGAACGCCCACGGCCAGCTGCACAAGGCGCTGGGCGTCTCGGCCGACAAGACGATCCCGCGCTCGAAGCTGAAGGAGGCGGTGAAGAAGGGCGGCGTGACCGGCCACCGCGCACAGGCGGTGCTCAACGCGCATCCGCTGTCTGACTGATCTGGGCTACCGTCGCTTGACCTTTGCCGGTCATCGGCGGTAGCTTTCGACTCCAAGCTGATCGGCCGGACACCCCGCTCTAACAGGCGGCCCTGGCTCAGGTCAGTCGAACGTCAGACGTTCGGCACTGGAAGGCATCAGGCGGCACCGGCAACGGTCACCCCGCCGACGGCACGAAGGTCACCCCGAAAGTTGGGCAGTAAACCAACCCATTTTCGGGAGTCACACACGTGGCCGATAGTGCATTTCAAATCCAGTACCGCCAGGAGTTCATCGCACAGTTCGAGCAGCGCCAGAGCCTGCTGCGCGACAGCTGCACGACCGAGGCGGTGATCAAGGGCAACACCGCGGTGTTCCTGGTCGCAGGTTCGGGCGGCGCGACGGCAGTCAACCGGGGTCTGAATGGCCTCATCCCTGCTCGAGCGGACAGCCTGACGCAGAATTCCGCCACCCTCAATGAGTGGCACGATCTGGTCCGCAAGACCAACTTCAACGTGTTCGCATCGCAGGGCAACCAGCGGGCGATCATGCAGCAGTCCACGATGGCGGTCATCAACCGTAAGACCGACCAGGACATCATCAGCCAGCTGCAGACGGCCACCGTCAACACGGGTGCCGCGCAGCCCGCCTCCCTCATGCTGGTCACCCGGGCAAAGACGAAGCTCGGCAACGCCGGCGTGCCGTGGGATGGGAACATCACGTTCCTGATCACCCCGGCCTTCGAGGGCTACCTGATGCAGATTCCGGAGTTCGCGAACCGGCTCTACATCAACAAGCCCCCGACCGATGGTGCACTTGCCGCCTGGCGCGACAAGCCGCAATCGTACTGGTGGAACGGTGCGATGTGGATCGTGCATCCGAACCTGCCGGGTGCGGGCACCAACGCGGAGCAGTGCTTCGCGTATCACAAGAGCGCGATCGGACATGCGATCGACTCCGCGGGCCTCGAGGCGCCCGTGGGATACGATGAGGAACAGGCGTACACCTGGGCCCGCGCATCCGCCAACATGGGGAGCAAGGTGCTGCAGAACAGCGGCATCGTGCTGATCAACCACGACGGCAGCGCGCTGTCCTAAGCCGCTTACCTTCAGGAGTTTCGTCAATGAAGCACTACTTGCGAAACCGCGCATTCGGCGCGCGGCTGCCGCTGGCCCTGGCTCGGCTTGGGCTCTTTGCGTACAACACGGCGAACCCGCCGGTTGCCGTCTCGGTCGGCCCCCTGGCTGGCTTTGGCGCCAACGAGCCCGGCGGCACCAACACGATCCCGAAGCTCTGGGTCTACTCCAGCGCCGATGCGATCGCGACGGTGCAGGCCGCCGGTTACTTCACGAATGGCCTCACCCTGGGCATGCGGGTCGGCGATATCGTGTTTGTGATCGACAACAACCTGGTGCGCATGTACCCGTCATTTGTGACGGTTGTCACGCCCACCGCCGGCGCTCCGGCTGTTGCCGGTACCGGCTCGTCCACCATCAACAGCACGACCACGTTGCTGGCGGACTGACCCCAACTGCGAAGATCGATTCGCACCTGAAGGGCGCCCCATCAACCGGGCGCCCTTTTTGTTTCTCCACCCAAACGAGGATCGCACCCATGGCAGAGACCAACCAGCAAGCCGCCGTGAAGGCGGAAGCCGCGCAGCCTGCGCGCCTGATCGCTCCCATCAACGCCGATCGGCTCAGCTTCGCCGAGAGCAGCATGTGCCGCTGGCGGCTGGTGCTGCACGCCGGCACCGAGCCTGATGACATCCTGCCCGTTAGCTTCTGGGCAAACCTGGCGAGCTCCTTCGGCCCTCCGGAGAAGGCCGACCAGGTGCGCGGCAGCGAAGTCGTCGTGCTCACCGAGGATATGAAATGGACCGCGGTGCTGATCGTCGTGGACTACGGTGCCAACTGGGCGAAGCTCGTGTTCCAGACCACCGCCAAGGGCGAGCGGCTGATCACGCAGCTGGGCGGCCTGCAGCGATCGCGCGTGGTGCACCTGCCCGGTCACACCGTCAACTACGGCGGCGTGTTCGGCAAGTGGCGCGTGGTGCGCGACATCGACGGGGCGGTGCTGCGCGATAAATTCAGCACCGAAGGCGAAGCCCACGGATGGCTGGCCGAGTACGCCAAGAGCATCGCGGCATGAAAAACCTGCGCCTCAAGCTGCTCGGCTTTGTGGCGCTGCTGCTGGGGGCGTCCGTCGCCCTCGGTCAGCAGCAGGTCATCAACATCGGCACCGGCCCGAACATGGGCAACGGTGACCAGTTCCGCACCTTGGCGATCAAGGACAACGCCAACACGGCGCAGCTGTATGGTTCGCTGGGTCCGAACAGCCAGCTGAAAGCCACCGGCCTGATCGGTGTGCTGGATCTTGCGGCGCTGTGGAACTGCGGCTTCACCCCGCAGGCCATGCTCTCCAATGGCAGCTGCGGCACGCCCGGCACGGTCACCAGCGTGGGCCTGGCGGACCTTTCGACCACGCCGATCTTCGGCATCACCAATACCCCGGTGGTCGGAATCGGCACGCTTGATCTGACCCTCAAGACGCAAAACGCCAACCTGGTGTTCGCAGGTCCCATCACCGGCGGCGCCGCGCAACCGAGCTTCCGCGCGCTGGTGTCAGCCGACTTGCCGCTGACCATCACCGGCCTGACCTCGGTCAGCTCCACCGCATTTGTCGGTGCACTCACCGGCAACGCCACGACGTCGACCACGGCGACCTCGGCCACGAATCTGCTCAACGGCGCCGCCGGCAGCATCCCCTACCAGACGGGCGCCGGCGCGACGAGCATGCTGGCTACGGCAAGCGGCGTCCTGGTCGGTGGCACGACGCCCGCCTGGTCCACGACCCCAACGCTCACCGGCACCAACTTCAGCGGCACGGCGGCATCCCTCACCACCGGCGCCGTGACCACCACCGCCTCAAGCACCAACAGCGCCTTCAACGTGCTGTTCGGGCTCACCAGCTCGACGCTGGGCTTCAAGAGCAGCGGCTTCACGTTCAACCCCTCGACCGGGGCGCTGGCCGCCACCAGCTTCACGGGCAACGTGACCGGCACGCTCACCGGCAACGCCAGCACCGCAACCGCGCTGGCCGCGGCTCCGAGCGGCTGCACCAACCAGTTCATGACCAGCATCGCGGCCAGCGGCAACGCGAACTGCTCCTCCGCGATCAGCCCCGTCATGACCGGCTCCTGGCTGTACACGGGCAACACGCAGTCGATCGGCGCCGGCAACAGCGGTGTGACCCTCGGCACGGACGGCAACAGCACGACCAATGCGCAGATGGCCTTTCTCAACAGCGCCGGGCAGGGATGGGCGTGCAAGATAGGCGCGCTCGCATCGGGTGACTTCGACTGCTACACCATGACGGCGCTGCAGACCGGCTTCGGTGACAGTTGGCTCGACGTGCGCGGCAGTCCATCAGCGATCACCTCGGTCTGGTTCAATTTGCCAGTGTCCACCAGCGCGCAGAGCGGGTACGTGTGCCACAACACCAATGCTGCCACCGGCGAGACATACGACGGCACGAACACCTGCCTGGTCTCGAGCATCCGCTACAAGCAGGACGTGCAGCCGATCGATGAAGGTCTCGATGCGGTGATGAAGCTGCGGCCGATCACCTATGAGCTCAAGGATCCGACCGACCGGGCGAGGATCGGCGATCAGTTCAAAGGCAACGCGCACCAGATCGGCTTCATTGCCGAGGAAGTGCAGAAGATCGACCCGCGGCTGACACCGCTCGATGCGCAAGGTCTGCCGCGCGGTGTCGAATACGCGCAGATGACGGCACTGCTCGCCAAGGCGATTCAGCAGCAGCAGCACGAGCTCTATGCGCTGTGGATCGCGGTCATCCTGCTGTTCACCTGGTCCGCTGGTTTAACCATCCGAGGACGCATCAAGCCATGACACTCGCAACGCAGCTTTCGATTTACAACGGCGCCTGCACGGCGATCGGCGAGCGCATCCTGCAGCCGGCGAGCCCTGGCGGGACCTACTCGACCGAGAATCGCGAGAGCCGCCGCGCGCTCGATGATGTGTGGAACCGAGGGGGCGTACGCACCTGCTTGTCGATGGGCCTGTGGAACTTCGCCGGCCGCGGCATCCAGTGGAACTACGATCCGGACTACACGCCACCCTTCGGGTACCAGTGCGCCTTTCAGCTGCCGACCGACTGGGTGCGCTGGATGATGGTGTGCACCGATCCTTACATGTCGAACCCGCTGATCCAGTACACCGACGAGGGTCAATATTTCTTCTGCGACCTGCAGATCCTCTACGTGAAGTACTGCTCGAGCGACCCCAAGTTCGGCATGAACATGGCCTTCTGGCCGGACAATTTCCAGCGCTACGTCGAGTACTACTTTGCACAGGCGATCTGCCTGCGCGTCACCGGGGATCAGAAGAAGCTCGAGGATGTGGCAAAGCTCGCCGATCAGGCGCTGAAGAAAGCGAAGTCCACCGACGCCATGAACGAATCGACCGCGATGCTCCCCGCTGGCCAGTGGCGCCAGGCGCGGCACGGCCGACGTGCGAATGTCGATCGCGGCAACCCTTACGATCTGTACGGGTAAACGATGCCCACCGAAAATCAAGCCACCCTCGCCTTCAACCGCGGGGTGCTGTCCACCCTTGGCTTAGCGCGTACCGATATCACCCGGTATCGCATGTCCGCCGAGGTCATGACCAACTGGATGGCCCGCGTGCTCGGCAGCATGATGCTGCGCGCCGGCGTGGGCTATGGCGGCGGTTCGCTGGGCAACGCCTTCGCGAAGTCGATCCCCTTCGTGTTCGCGGCAAGGGACACCGCGCGCCTGGAAATGACCCCCGGGGCGATGCGCGTGTGGGTGAATGATGCGCTGATCACCCGGCCCGTGGTGAGCACGGCGGTGACCAACGGTACTTTCATCGGCAGCACCGCCGGCTGGACCGACAACAGCCAGGCCGGCTGCACCGTCACCTGGAACGGCAACTCGAACGTCTCCTTCGTCGGCACCGGCCCCTTGGGCAACAACGCGATCCTCGACCAGGAGCTCACGGTCAACAATGACGGTAGCCAGACGCTGCGCAACGCGCTACGCATCATCGTCCTGCGCGGTCCGATCACCCTGCGCCTGGGCACCAGCGAAGGGGATGACAGTCTCATCAATGAGACGATCCTCAACCAGGGCACACATTCGCTGGCCTTTACACCGGGCGGTGCGACGGTGTGGGTCCGCTTCCAGGCCTCCGGCCAGCAACAGTCGATCCTGGGCTCGTGCGTCATCGAAGGCGCCGGTGTCATGCAGCTTCCGGCGCAATGGGCGGCAGTTGATCTTCCAAACCTGCGTTGGTCACAGTCGGCGGACGTGATCTATATCGGCTGCACGAGCGCTGCCGGCGGCTATGAGCAGCAGCAGGTCGAACGGCGCGCCACCGATTCCTGGTCGATGGTCTCCTACTTTGAGACCGCAACCCTTGGGCCCTTCCGCGCGATCAACATCACGAATGTGACGCTGACCCCAAGCGGGGTGACCGGGGATATCACCCTCACCGCCAGCAATCCGCTGTTCAAACCCGGTCACGTGGGCGCGCTGTTTCGGCTGCTGTCGATCGGCCAGGTGGTGACGGCCGCGCTCGCCGCGGCGAACGTGTACACCGATCCGATCCTGGTGACCGGCGTTGGCGCGCAGCGTGCGTTGCAGTTGACCGCCACCGGCACTTTCTCCGGGGAGCTGGTGCTGCAGTACTCAGTTGGCGCACCTGGCACCTGGATCGACCAGGCGCCCCCGCCGCTCGCATTCCCGCTCAACTACAGCTACGTGGACGGCCTGGACAATCAGACCATCTACTACCGCATCGGGATCCTGCCCGGGGATTACACCTCCGGGACGGCCAATGTGTCGCTCGCGATTCCGACCGGCTCGATCACCGGCATTGCGCGCGTGACCGGCTACCAAAGCAGCACAGTGGTGAACGCGGCCGTGCTCGAGGCCTTGGGGTCTACCGCGGCGACGGCCAACTGGTACGAGGGCGCCTGGTCAGCTTTCCGCGGCTTCCCGGCGACCAATCAGCTGTGGCAGGGAAGGCTGTGGTGGTTCGGCGTATCGATCTTTGGCTCGGTGTCGGACGACTACAATAATTTCGATGACACGGTGATCGGGGATTCCGCGCCGATCGTGGGACAGCTCGACGCCGGCGCGGTCGAGAACGTCTACTGGGCCGTGGCGCTGCAGCAGCTCGTCATCGGCACCGCCTCGGCCGAGACCTCCGCTCGATCGACGTATTTGGGCGATCCGATCACACCCACGAACTTCAACATCTTGACCGGCAGCACGCAGGGCTCGGCCTTCGTGAATGCCGTGCAGGTGGACCTGGCCGGCATCTTCGTGCAGATCACCGGCAGCCGCGTGTTCTCACTGAACCTCGATATCTATACATACAGTTATAAGTCGCAGGAACTCACGCTCATGTGCCCGGACTTCAACGCTGCGGGCATCGTCGGCATCGCGCTGCAGAACAAGCCGGATCGACGCCTGCACTGCTGGCGCACCGATGGCACCGTCGGCGTCATGGTCTATGACCCGACCGAGAACGTGAATTGCTGGCTCGAGGTGGCGATCGGCGGCAACGGCTTTGTCGAGGATGTGTGCGTGCTGCCCGGCTCCGGCATCCCGGAGGATCAGGTCTACTACACCGTGCGGCGCACGATCAACGGCCAGACGGTGCGCTACTTCGAGAAGTGGGCGCTCGAGCAGGACTGCACCGGCCTCATGGTGTGCAAGTGCATGGACTCCTTCGTGGAGTACTCAGGCGTCGGCACCACCAACCTGCCGCAGATCGCACCTCATCTGCCCGGTCAGACCGTGTGCGTATGGGGCTGGAACGCGGTGAACCCGTACACCGATGGGAACGGCAACCAGGTGGGCGTGGATCTGGGCACCTATCTGGTCGCGGCCGACGGCTCGGTCACCGGCCTGCAGCTCAACAACGCCCCCTACTTCGTGACCGATGCGGTGGTGGGCCTGCCGTACACCGCGCAGTGGCAGTCGATGAAGCAGGCCTTCGCCGCGGCGATGGGCACGCCATTGAACCAGCCCAAGCGCATCAGCCGGCTCGGCATGGTGCTGCAGAACACGCACAGCCAGGGGATCCTCATGGGCCCCGACTTCGATCACCTGGACAGCATCCCGCAGGAGGATATCCCACAGATCCTGGTCCAAGGCACCGCCGACACCACGACCCAGACGGCCGACTCGACCGGGAATATCGACACCGAGTTTGAAATGCCGGACCTCAACACGGTGTTCACCGAGTACGACACGCAGATGACCGCCTTCAATGACATCTGGTCCACCGACTCGCGCGTGTGCCTGCAGGCCGCATCCCCGCGGCCATGCACTGTTCTCGCCTTCACCGTAGGGATGACTGACAATGGTTGAGACCACTCGGCGCGTCGTGCCGCACTTCCAGCGTGAGGAGCTCGCCGCCGTACGCTCGGCGCGGCTGCAGCTGCTGCTGATTGAGCACTGGAATGAGGTGGCCTACTACAAGGACATCCCGCTCGAGGTGGACTGGCTGAAGTACGAGAAGATCGACGAGGCCAACAAGCTGCGCATCTACACCGCGCGCCACGAGCACCAGCTGATCGGCTATGCCTGCTACGTGGTGGACTTCCACGGCCACTATGCCAGCTGCTACCAGGCGATCCAGGACGTGCTGTTCCTCACGCCTGAATACCGGCATGCCCGGATCGGTTCACAGCTGGTCGCCTTTGCCGACACGATGATGCGGGCCGAAGGGGTGCGCCTGGTGGCGCAGCACTCCAAGCTCGCGCACCCGATCGATGCGGTGCTCAAGCGCCAACGGTATTCGCCGGTGGAGACGATCTGGATGAAGCGCCTGGACCAGGAGCAATAAGAATATGGGTGCAACCGCAATGATGGCTGGCACGGTAGTCGGCGGCTACATGAAGAAAAAGGCCGATGATCAGTCGGCCGCGCTGCTGCAGCAGGAGGCCGGCCAATCGGTCGCCAGCGGCATCCAGGGTGCGATCGCCGAGAATCGAAAAGCCACGTACGTCGCCTCGAACGCTCGAGCACGCAGCGTCGCCGGCGGTCTGGCGAGCACCAGTCCCAGCGTGATCAACAACGTCGGATTGATCAAAGGTCAGGGTGCGTACGATGCGCTCACCTCGATCTACCAGGGCGAGGATCGCTCCAGCGAGCTCGACACGCGCGCGATCGGCATGGAGAACGAGGGCAACGCTGCGATGGTATCCGGGTGGATCGGCGGTATGTCGAACGTCATGAAGGGGACGGGCAACAACAGCTTCTATAGCAAGTACGGGAGCAGCTGATGCCGCAGATTCCAGACTTCACCGCCGTCGGCAACACCGTCCCGACGCCGAGCTATCGCCGGCCATTTCTGGATGAGTCGGGCGCGGAGATCGCAAGCTCGATCACTGGCCTCGGCGCCGCGGCCGAGCAGATGGATGAGCAGCAGAAGAATCAGAATGTCGCCATGGCGCGCGCGCAGGCCTCCAATGCGCTGCTCGATCACCAGCTCACCATCAAGACCACTGCGCAGGACATCCAGGACCAGGTGGCGAGCGGCCAGCTGTCGTGGGACCAGGCGGCGCAGACCTACCAGGACAAGGTGAGCAAGCTGCAGGCCCCGACGATCCTGAACCTGGATCCCTTGGGGCAGCAAAGCCTCACCCGCGGCATGCAGCAGCAGGTCAATGAGGGACAGCTGCAGGTCACGCAGATCGCCCGCAATGGCCAGCGCCAGGCCTTCAGCGATCAGTTCGGCCAGGCGATCGACAAACTCGGCAAGCTCGCCGGCATGCCCGGCGCCGATATCAACGACATCAATTCAAAGATTGATTCGTACCGGCCGCTCGCCCTCACCGCAGGCATCGCGCCGGCGACGGTGGATAAGGCGATCCAGAACTTCAAGGATCAGAACTGGTTGAACCAGGCCACGCAGCGCTCGATGGAAGCCAAGGACAACATGGGCCAGCTGCAGCAGCTGCAGCACGACCTGGTGGATCCGGACGGGACCTACGCCAACAAGCTCGACACCGACAAGCGCAACATCGTGCTGCGCTCGGTGATCAATGATCAGCTGGTGCTGCAGAGCAAACTGGAGCACGAGTCGGACAAGCGCGAAGCGAAGGCGCAGTCGGCGATCGGGCAGATCGATGAGCAGATCTCCTCCGGCGTGCCGGCGACGCCTTCGATGTGGGAGAAGTGGCAGACCACGACTCAAGGCACCAGCTTCGAGCAGGAGTACAAGCAGCGGCTCGGTGATGAGGACAAGGTGCAATCGGTGCTGCGCCTGCCGATCGATCAGCAGGAGAAGTACGTCCAGGACCAGGCGAGCGCCCTCGACACCAACGGCGGTAGCTTGCGCGATCGGGCGAACCTGATCCGCCTGCAGACCGCGGTCAACCAGAACGTGAACCTGCTGCAGAAGGCACCGCTGTTGTTCAACGCCAACCGCAACGGCACCGAGGTACAGCCGCTCAACTTCACAGCGCTCACGATGCCGGATGGTCAGCAGGCCTTCAGCGCGCAGATCGCCGATCGCATGGCGAGCCTGAAGGCGATGCGCACGCAGTACGGCGCCTCGGTCACCCCGTCGGTGCTCCTGCCGCAGGAGGCGGGGCAGCTCTCGAGCCAGCTGGAGAACGCCGACTACAAGCAGCGCACGCAGATGCTGCTGCAGCTGCGCCAGGCGACCGGGGATGATGTGGCCTACCAGAACATCATGCGCCAGGTCGCCCCGCACTCCCCGGTGACCGCGATCGCCGGCCAGCTGGTGAATGCCAACGCGCCGGCGAACACGCCCAGCTGGTACGACAACAACTTCGCCCCGCAGATCACCGATGTGCAGCACGTGCTCCACGGCGAGGAGCTGCTCAACCCTGCATCGAACGGCAAGCAGGCGCAGGCCGAACAGGAGGCCGGCAAGGGCGCGATGAAGAACGGCATGCCAATGCCACAGGATGCGGGACCTGCGGGCATGCGCGCGATCTACGGGCGTGCGGCCGGGGACCTGTTCCGCGATCGCCCGGAAATGGCCGATGCCTACTACTCGGTGTTCAAAGACGCCTATGCCTCACTCCTTGCTCAAAAAGGGGACATGAAGGGCCTGGGCGATCCCACGCTGCAGCAGCAGGCCTTGAAGATCGCACTGGGCAACACGGTGCAGTTCAACGGCTCAACCGTCTCGGTGCCTCGAGGCATGGATCCGTCGAACTTCAACGGACTGCTCAAGGGCGCGATCGCCGGCACGATGCAACAGGCCGGGGCGCCGGCGGACTGGCAGCAGCGCGTGCGCGGCTACGGGCTGCGCGAGCTTGGCGCCGTCGGCAGCGGCCAGTACATGCTGGTCAGCGGCAACACCCCGATCCTGCGCCCGGATAAGCAAGGGCCGATCGTGGTGGACATGCGCGATCAGTACTTGGGCGCGCGCGGCGCGCATCGCGGCACGCCTGACTGGCAGATGGGCCAGTCCGTTCCCTATACCCGCCAGCCCAGCGCCGGCGGTGATGCGGCCACACAACCCGAACCTGCGGCAGGACATTGATGACCGAGACCTATCAGAACTTCCGCCACCTGGTGAGCGGCTTCAACGTGCACCCGGCCGTCGCCGAGCTGGAAGGCAAACCGGAGCTGTGGAACCTGGTCGACGTCCGCCAGCGCTACGCCGGCAGCGCGCACGCCGACACCGAGACGATCTTCCTGCGCGGGCCCAACTCTCTCGAGGACGTGTTCAACAACCTTGAGTGCATGGACTATGCAGTGATTCACCAGCTGCCCGCGGTGCTGGCGCTGCTGCGCGCGATCGCCAGCCGCTACCGGGTGCGCGATATCGGCCGAGTGATGCTGGTGCGCCTGAAGGCGGATGGGTTCATTCGCCCGCACACCGATGAGGGGGACTACGCCCGCTTCTATGCACGGCTGCACCTGCCGTTGGTCACCAATGAGACCTGCACCTTCAGCTGCGGGAATGAGATCGTGCAGATGAAGGCCGGGGAGCTGTGGTGGTTCAACCATCAGCGCCAGCACTCGGTGGCCAACTACGGCGCCGATCGGATCCACCTGATCATGGATATCAGCGCGCCCGGCTTCACCGGCGCCCTGGCTGATATCGCCCCGGTGGCCTGAATGTTCCACGTGGAACGCACGCTATGAGCACCCCCTTCCCCCTCGAGGACCAGGCGAACCAGGAGTCGCTCACCGGGTACGTGAACCCGTGGCAGGGCGCAGCCCCGAAGCCAGCCTGGTACCAGGGCATCGGCTTCGATGAGGACAGCGCCTACCTCGGGCCCCTTGGGCGGGCGATCCAGGGTGCCGGCGAGGGTGTGGCCAAGGGGGAGGAGATGCTCGGCGGCTTCTGGCACTCGGAGTTCGCCGGCATCGGTGCTGCGGCCGGTGCGCTGGGCCTCACGAAGCTGCAGCAGGCGGCTCAGGAGTCTGGCCAGGACACCGATTCGATCATGGCCGATGCCCGGCAGCGGGTGAAGGCCCTGACGCCGGACCCAGCCACCGTGGGTGCGGCCGGCCAGGTCATCAGCGGGGTCACCTCCGGCTTCGCCAGGATGGGACTGGGCGCCCTGACCGGGACCGGGATGCTCGGTGGCGCGGCCGTGATGGGCGGCTCAGAGGGCGTTGATCGCGCTCAGGCGCTCCAGGAGCAGGGCGTCAGCCACGGGGCTGCAACCGTCGCCGGAGCGGTATCTGGCGTCCTGTCGGGCGCGGGGGCGGTCCTGCCGGCCGGTTTGGGCTCGACCCTGCTGTCCAAGGTGCTGACCGGCGCGCTGGGCAATGCCGCCTTCGGGGCGCTCAGCCGCTACGCCGATCACTCGATCCTGGACCACGCCGGTTACCACGACATGGCCGAGCAGCAGCAGGTCTGGGACGCCACCTCCATGGTCACGGACCTGATCCTCGGTGGCGGTTTCGGCGCCCTGGCGCACATCCAGGAAGCCCCGCAGCGGGCGGCCGAGCAGCAGCGGGCAGCGACCAACCTGGCGCTGGCCTCCATGTGGCAGAAGGCCGGCCTGCGCGATCAGCCAGGCGTTGAGGATGCCGCGCTGTCGATGAACCTGGCCATGCGCGACAAGGGTGCAGCCCCGGGTGTCGCGGTCGATCCGATGGCCGCCGGCGCCCACCAGGCCGCGCTCGAGGAGGCAACCGCCGACCTCATGGCGAACCGGCCAGTGAGTGTGGCGAGTGAGGGCTTGCAGAACGCCACCTTCGTCGGCCGGCCGGCCGAGGACACGACCGCGGCGCACAGCATGCTCGTGAGCGCGCTGCGCGAGGGCGGCATGCTCGAGGAGCAGCGCCACCTGCAGCTGCTCGAAGGAGCGCTCGGCGCGCGGATCCGCGGCGAGGAACTGCCGCCGGAAGTTGTGCGTACGCCCACGCAAATTGCACCCAGCGGCCCAGAAGTTGCGCCAGTAGCACCATCCGATGCGACAACAGCACCCTCGCCGATCCCGCGCGCCTCGAACCTCACGGAAGCCGATCGAGGGATCGAGAGCCGCTTCGCCGATCGGGTGGACAGCGACTACGAAGGCCTGAAGGCTCAGTACGCCGCGCACCCGGACACCAACGGCGGCAAGATCCTCAACACCGACACGGCCCGGGAGCTCTCGCCCGACTACCTGGCCGATCGCACCAAGTCGGCCGCGGTGCACGAGCCGGCCAGCTACTTCATCAAGAAGCTGTACGCCGAGAAGCTGGCTCAACCACCCGGACCTGGTGAGGATCCCACGGTGCTGTTCACCGCCGGCGGCACGGGCGCGGGCAAGACGACGGCCGTCAACGATGCGCTCAATGAGCAGGTTCAGCGCGCGCAGATCGTGTACGACACCAACATGAACGGCGCCAAGTCCGCGCAGGCGAAGATCGACCAGGCGCTGGCTGCGGGCAAGGATGTGAAGATCGCCTATGTGCATCGGGAGCCCTCGGAGGCCTTGACCAACGGCGCGCTGACGCGGGCGATGAAACAGCAGCGCAAGTTCGGCTCCGGACGCACCGTGCCGATCGAGGAGCATGTCAATACGCACGTGGGTGCGAACGACACGATCCGCGCGCTCGCCGAGCACTACAAGAACGATCCGGACGTGTCGATTCACATAATCGACAACAGCCGCGGCCGCGGCAACGCGCAGCTGATTGATTTGGAGCAGCTGCCCCGCCTGGACTACACTAGGACCCATGAGCAAGCCGTCGCAGCGCTCGAAGCGGCCCACACTGAGGGTCGTATCTCGGAACCCGTCTACCGGGGCTTCCGCGGAGAACGTGCAGGCTCAGAACCAGGAGTACGCGGACAGCCAGCAGCCGGATCAGCAGCCGATGCCGCCGATGCCGGGGAGCAGCCAGGCCGCACCCCCGCAGGGAACGGTGCAGCAGCCGCAGGCGAGTTGGGGTCAGCAAATGGTGAACAGCCTCAACCGCAACGCACTGGCGAGCCAACCAGTCAGCTAGTCGCGACCGCATCGGGGCGCCAGGTCAAGGTGCTCCCCAAGGTGGTCGAGGCCGCCGATCTCGTCACCTCCGATCATCCCAACTATCCGCAGGAGCTGCAGCCGCGTCAGCGTGGCGATCGCGTAGCGCTGCAGGAGCAGGTCCACAACATCGCGCAGAACCTGAGTCCGGAACGGCTGGGTAACTCGGCCGAGGCGGACCGCGGCGCGCCGATCACCGGCGAAGGCAACGTGATGGAGTCGGGCAACGGGCGCGTGATGGCACTGCGTGAAGTGTACGCAGGCAGCCCGGAGAAGGCGCAGGCGTACAAGGACTGGCTGACCTCGCAGGGCCATGACATCAGCGGCATGAAAGAGCCGGTGCTGGTGCGTGAGCGTCAAACGCCGATGAGCGATGCGGAGCGCCAGGCCTTTGCGGTCGAGGCCAACCAGGCCGCGACGGCCGAGCTCTCACCTGTCGAGCGCGCGCAGGCCGATGCGAAGTTGCTCGACGGTGGCACGCTCTCCCAGCTGCGCAACGGTGAGCTGTCCTCTGCGCAGAACGCCCCCTTCGTGCGCTCCTTCCTCGAGAAGCTGCCCGCCGGCGAGCGCAACGCAATGGTCAACCCGGATGGCACCGTGTCGCAGCAGGGCGTGCGCCGGCTGCAGGCTGCGATTCTCGCCAAGGCCTACGGCGGCAACGCGCGCTCGAACGCAACGCTCGGCCGCATGCTCGAGTCCACCGACAATGACATGCGCTCGACCATGGGCGCGCTGCTCGATGCCGCGCCGGCGTTCGCACGACTGCGCCAGGCGATCAAGGACGGCAAGGTCGCCCCTGAGTACGATCTATCGAAGGCGCTCACCGAGGCGGTCGAGACCGTTGCACAGGTCAGGGAAAAAGGGCAGGCAATCGGGGAGTTCCTTAAACAAGGCGACCTGCTGACTAAACGCGCGCCGATCGTGGACCAGCTGATGAAGGCCATGTTCGATGCGAAGGGCGAGCGGATCGCGGGGCGCGAGAAGGTGGCGCAGGCCTTGATGGACTATGCCGATCGGGCGCAGCGCCAACGTCTGGACCAGGGCAGCCTCTTTGGTGAATCGGCGATCCCGCCGGATCGGCTACTCGCCGCCAATGAGCCGCGGCCCGGCGAGGAGAAGGTCACCCCGATGCGCCCCGCGGCCGACATGTTCGGCGTGCGTACAGCGCCGGCGCGGCCGCCGCGTAGCGATGATGCAGCGGTGCAGTCGGGCCAGGATGTGATCGCGCGCAACCCTAACCTCGAAATGCCTGATCAGAATGGCGACCTGGTGCGCGCCAGGTCCGAGCTGCTCGGCGCCGAGGATGATGTGAAGTCTGCAAACGAGCGAGTGCCTGATGCACTCTCGATCGCCGCCAGCTGTGCTGGGCAAAGGGCTGCATGAACCCGGAATGTGAACAGGCCGTTACCGACTACCTCGGCCGAGATCTCAAACCCTCCGAGGCCAAGGCGGCCGATGATGCGGTGAGCCTGCAGATGCGCCTGGCGGCCCGACGTGATCCGCAAGCGTGGTTGCAGATGAGCCCGCAGGAGCGACTACAGGCTGGTGCAAAAGCCGCGGCCGCGGACATCATCGGGGATCTGAAACTCAAGCAGCGGCGCGTGGCACTGCAGATCGCCGCGCACGATCGCATCGAGAACGCGATCAATCAGGCGATCTCCCGGCTGCCCCCGGAGAAGGAGCACTGGTGGCAGTTCGGCCGCTCCAAACCCGGTAGCCAGTTGCGCGCGGTCAGCGAGCTGCTCGCCTTCGACCCCGCGGGGCACGGCATCACCTCGGTTGAGACCACCAGCCACGCGATCGCCAATGAGGCGCTCGGCAACCTGATGCCGCTGTGGAATTCGGTCAAGGGCTTCGCGCACCTGTTCGAGGACCGCCAGGGAGTGAACGACCTGGTGCACGAGCTCTTTGGCGAGGACAGCGGCAATGCGGCCGCCAAGGCCGGAGCGAAGGCGTGGATCAAAGTGACCGATGAGCTGCGATCGCGGGCGAATGCGGCCGGCATGGACATCGGCAAGCTCGAGGACTGGCACTACCCGCAAAACTGGAGCCAGTCGCGCGTCGCCACGGCCGCCGGTGATCCTGCGGCATCGCTTGAGAAATTCGTCGGCGACATGCTGCCACTGCTCGATCGGGACAAGTACTTGAATCCCGATGGCACGCGCATGACCGATTCGGACCTCACGAAGATGCTGGGCAACGTGTTCGACACCATCACCAGCGATGGGATGAACAAGACGGTCGCGGAGTTCAAACGCCAGACCTCGAAGGGCACACCGACCGCGACGTATAGCGGGACCGGCTTCGGGGACATCATGGCGAACCGGCAAAGCGCGCACCGGGCGCTGTTCTTCAAGGACGCGGACAGCTACATGTCGGCGCAGGGCCTGTACGGCCAGGGGAGCCTGTGGCCCGCGCTCACCGGGCACATCCGCTCGATCGCGCGCGATATCGGCTTGGTCGAAACCTTGGGACCGAACCCGGCGGCCAGCTTCAAGTTCTTCAATGACCGCACGCACCTGGATGAGCTGCGCCAGGCGCCGGAGTCAGCCAACTCGATCAACTCGGCCGCCAAGTTCAACGAGTCGCTGTTTGATTTCGTCTCCGGCCAGCGCGGCGCGGTGAACGCGAAGATCGAGGCGGTGGGCCAGGCCTTCCGCAACTTCGAGAGCGCCACCAAGCTCGGCAACGTGGTGCTGACGGCACTGGGCGATGAGGCTGGCATGGCGGCGACCTGCTTCGCCAACCGGGTCCCGTTCAGCGAAAACCTGATGCGCGAGCTCGCGCAGTTCAACCCGGCCAACTCCGATGCGCGCACCGCGGCCGCGCACAGCGGCGTCGGCATCAACTCCATGATCGGCGGCTTAAACCGCTTCGGCCAGGAGGATATGCGTACGCAGGGCGGGGAGGGATCAGGTGCCGAGGCGGTGCGCAATTTCACCGGCAAGCTCGCCACCGGAGTACTCACCGCCTCCGGAGCCGAGGGCATGTGGGACATTCGTCGGCGCGCGCTCGGCTCGGTGCTCATGAGCGCCATGGGCAACCTCACCCGCAAGTTCGAGAATTTCAAGGACATGTCCTTCGATGATGCCGGGATGCTCACCCGCAAAGGCGTCACGGAGACGGACTGGCAGGTGTGGAAAAACGCGGACCTCGAGGATTGGGGGATGAAGCACGGCGTGCTCACCCCGAAGGCCGTCTGGTCGATCCCGGATGAGAAGCTCGCCGGCATGGGCGACCCGACGGCGCTCAAGCGTCACGCCGCGAGCATGCTGCTCGGCCACGTCCTCGAGGAGACCGGGATGGGTGTCATGGACACCGGCGCCCGCGAGCGCGCGTCGATGATGTTCGGCACGACCCCTGGCACCGTCGCCGGCGAGCTCACCCGATCGGCATTGCTGTTCAAGAGCTTCAGCATGTCGATGATGATGAAGCACTGGGCGCGCGCGGCCTCGATGCCCACGGGACGCTCGAGCGCGATGTACGCGGCCACCCTGGTGGTCACCGGCACGATCATGGGCGCACTGGCCAACCAGATCCGCAACCTCACGCAGGGCAAGGATCCGGAGAACATGGCGAGCCCGCAGTTTTGGGGCAGCGCGATCCTGCGCGGAGGCGGCTTGGGCTTCTACGGGGATTTCCTGTACGACGAGCTCACCTCGCACGACACCTCACTGATCCCCGCGCTGATGGGGCCGCTGGCGACCTCGGCCGAGGAGGTGTGGAATCTCACCGGCGCCGCGGCCTTCAAGAACGCGAAAGGCGAACGCACCGATGAGGGGGCGAACCTGGTGCGCTTTGCCAAGAGCAACATCCCGTTCCAGAACATGTGGTATCTGCGTGCGGCTTTCGAGCACCTGATCTGGAACAACATGCAAGAGGCCGCCAGCCCCGGGTACCTCGATCGCATGCAGGCCAAGGCGTACGCGCAGCGCGGCAGCAGCTGGTGGTGGGATCCGCACGACACCACCCCGCAGTCAGCCCCCGATCTCTCCAAGGCGATCCAGCCGGACCGCGGCCGCCAGGAGCTCGACACGATCGCTCAAAAGACTGGAATGGAGTAGGAACCGACCATGACATCGACCACCACCGATCGGCTCTACGGCGAAAGCACCTCGGTTGCGATCAAAGCCCCCGTGATCGCTGTGACCAACGGCGTGCAGCTGCCGCTCTCTGGGCTCACCACGGTTGCCGGCTACACCCCAAATCCGGGCGATCGCATCCTGGTCAAGGACCAGGCCGATGCCACGACCAACGGCATCTATTGCGCAGCCACCGGCGCGTGGGCGCGCACCGGGGATTTCAACGGCCCGTACTCCTGCGTGCAGGGCACGCTTGTCATCGCGGTGCTCAGCAATGGGCAGAGCCTGATCTATCAGCTGAGCACCCCGACACCGATCATCGGCACCACGGACCTCAGCTTCGTGCCGTTCTGGAATCCGAACGTCACCTATCCGCAAACGCCGATCGAGGCCTTGAAGGGCGTGGTGCCCGTCAATGAGAACTACCAGTTCGGCAACCCTTTCCGCTATGGCGCCGTCGGTGGCGTCGTCAACCAGGTGCCCGCCGCGGATGACTCGGCCGCGATCCAGGACTGCTTCACGGTCGGCTATTGCGACCTGCCGGTGCTGGCGGCCTTCAAGGTCATCACGCCGTGTGCGATCGCCGGCCAGGTCACCATGTTGGGCAAAGGCAAAACTTCGCAGATCTACTGCGACAGCAACGTGGTCACGGTCACCAGCGGCAACTATTCCTTCTTCGACAACTTCGCCATGTTCAACGTCACCGACCCGTGGGTGATCACCCGGAACCCGGCGAACTGGACCGCCTTCCCCACCCTCACGCAATCGAGCACGGTGCTGGGCTACCAGCCGACGGTCAATGACGGGGATATCTGGTCGAGCCTCACCTCGGCTCAGCAGAATCAGCAGATCGGCCCGGTCCTGTTCTTCACAGGCCTCGCCACCGGCATCGAGGTGTCCCGCATCTACGGGCGCTTCGTGCGCGTGGAGATCCGCGATGCGGTCAACTCGGTGATCCATGACTGCGACGTGCGCGGCGGCAAAGGGCAATGGGGGGTGCTGGAGTTCGACAACTGGACCAACAGCCTGCAGCGCGGCTCAAAGAATCGGGCGATCAACAACCGGGTGCAGTACGGCTCTTTCACCGGGACGTACTTCGCCTCGAACGATGACTTTGAGAATTCGGGCAACCACATCAGCTTCGGTGGTGAGAGCGGCACCAAGACGCTGCAGTGCAATGGCGTCACCTTCACCACTGTGACGCTCGCGCCCGGCACCACGACCGCGACGATCTCGCTGCCCGGCGGCGGCTTCCCGAACGGCATCTGGACCTTCTTGTTCCAGAATGGCGAGACACGGGCGGTGACGATCACCGGGAACACCACGGCCACGTGGGTCGGAGGCCTCGCCTCGGCAGTCACCTGCGCGTGCGCCTACCAGACGGCGCTCAACCCGCAGTGCTTCCGTGGGCAGATCGAGAACAATCGCTGCTCGCAGATGTTTTACGACGGCCTGGACTGCGACAGCACCTTCGGGACCACCGTCGATTGCGCGATGAATTACCACCAGATCAACAACAACTATGCCTATAACAACGGTGGCAACGGCATCAATGCCGACGGGCAGTTCAACACCTACGTCGGGAACAAGATCTACGGCAATGGCCGCTACGGCTTCTGGGGCCTGTGCAGCTTCTCGCTGATCGAGGGCAACCACTTCATCGGCAACAACGTGACCACCAGCGGCTCGCAGGCAGATCTGCTGTGCGGCGCCCAGGGCAACACGATCATTGGCAACCGGATCTACTTCACGGCGGCCGCCGGCTTCCCGATGTACGCAGTGCAGGCGGCAATCCAGGTCCCGCACGTCATCAGCCGCAACGTCACGATCGGGGGCGCGAACTTCTACGGCAACCCTGGGACCATCGTGCCGTGCGTCTCTGACAACATCGATTCGACCACCGGGTACTACACCGACCAGGCCTTCACCGTCATCCTGCAAAACAACGGCGGCACGCTGCAGCACGTGTTCTACAGCGATGCCAGCGAGACGGCCTTCGGCCTGGCGGACAAGATCGTGGGTGCAACCGCCGGCGGCTTCACCAATACTCCCACCGGCACGGATGCCACGACGGCCTTCGGCGCGGGCGCGAAGATCAGCACCAACGTCACCAACGCCATGGTGTTCAACGTCGGTCCGCAGGACAGCAGCAATGTGCAGATGCTGGCGGTGGCGCACAGTCTCACCGGGACTGCCCTGGTCGCCGAGTGCGCCTTTGAGAACTTCAGTGTCAATGGGGTGGCGCAGAATCGGCTGATCATCAGCCTGTTCAACGCGACGACGGGCGGCGCGGTGGCTCTCACCACCGGGAATATCGGCGCCGGCACCAACATCAAAATCCAGTTCCTCGGCAAGCTGGCCTAAAGGGAAATGATGAATGCCGACACGATCGTCAAAGCGGTGCTCGGTGCCCTGGTCGCGGTGTTGGGGGCATTCGTGGCCCTTCTAAGCTACCTGGGAGGAGATGCCATGAAGCGACTACACCACCTGGAGGGCGATACCGTTCGCAAGTCAGACTGGGAGGCGCTGAAGAAACAGCTGCGCGATGAGCACGTTGAGAATCGCGAGACCATCAAGGCGGCCGCCGAGAAGACCCGCGATAACATCAAGGAGCTCACGGATGCGGTGACTGGCACGCACCGGCGTATAGATGAGTTCATGCTCAAACAACTGGAGCTGGCCAAAAAATGAAGCTGACCCGCGAAGAAGCGCTCAACAACCCCGGCGGCATCGTCCACAGCCACATCGCCTGGAACGGCATGGCGCCGGATCAGTCGGATGAGAAGTTTGTGAAGTTCCTCACCCCGGCCGACGGCCTGCACGCGCTGGTGATGAACCTCCTGGCCTACGGTCGCGAAGGCGTCAAGACGATTGCCAACGCCATCATCAAATGGGCGCCGGCGAAGGAGAACAATGTCGCGGCCTACATCGCAGACGTCTGCACGTACTGCCGCTGCCTGCCGACCGATCCACTGAAGCCGCGCGACCCGAACCAGGTCAAGGCGATCATCCACCACGAGAATGGCCGCGTGATCTACACCGACGCACAGGTGGCGACCGCGATTGATTCAACCTACCAGAAGGCAACCCCTGTGAACCTACACCCAGACGCTCAGGAGCTCCCGCAGGCGCCCAAGCCGCGCACGTGGGCGGAAGATATTCAGCAGGCTACCGGCCGCGCCGGCGCTGAGTCCGTCCCTCTGCCGCAGCTGCCTGCGATCCCGCTGCCGGCCTCGCTCGATCGACAGACGCTGTGGAACTGGTTCTTGGCCAACGGCGACAAGCTGTTCGCGACCCTATGCGGCCTGGCGCTGTATCTTTACCAGACCGGCGCCTTCCCGCCGGCTTGGGGGAAAACCCTCACAATCATCTTCGGCGCCGCGGCGTGGATCCACCTGCACTACCTGCCGGCGCCGCTGCCTGTTTTCAAAAACGGCGCCCAGCAATAACGCTGCGGCGCCCACCACCACCTGGAGACTCGATGAATACGAACACCCCTTTCCTGATCAAGATCGGCACCGACCTCATCGTCGGGGCGATCATCCGCGCCGGTACCAGCGGCGATAAGACCAAGCAGGGCGCGCGCGCGCAGGAGGTCATCGTCATCAACGCTGCACTCACGCAGCTGAACAATGGCGATGTGACCGACGGCCTGGCCTCCCTCGAGGCGGCCACCAACACCACCGCGCTTGATCCTTCAGAGGCGGCCGCGTTGGTGAGCGCTGTCGGCTTTATCTCCTCCAAAGCGGCAGCACTGCAGAACCTGGAATCCGGTACCGCGATCGGCGTGGTCGCAACGCAGATCGCCGGCCAGGTGCTGACCGAGGCAACCACGGTGGCGCAGGCCTACGTGACGGCCGCGATCCCGCCGAAGACCGACACAACCACTGGCGCTACCGCCGCCGGCGCGTCCAGCTAGACCCCTTCGTCCTCAACCCAAGGCGCCAGCGGCTTGATCGCCCTGGCGCCTTTTTTTATGGAGCACTGTAAATGCCACTCGCAGAAATCCTGATCCTGGTCCAGATCGCCGCGGGCCTCGCCGGTACCGCGAACGGTCTGATCCAGATCATCGAGTCCGTGAAGAAGGATCCGTCGCTGGATCCAGTTGAAGAATTGAAGGCGGCGATCAAAGCGGCCGCGACGCCGAAGGCAATGACAGCGCTCTGGGGTATCAGCTCGGTGCTGCATGACAAGGCGGTAGAGATCATCCAAGGAAGTCCCGCCGCGGCGCCGGCGGCCGCCGTCACTCAAGGAGGTGCAGCCCCGTGACCATCAACAACGCGAAGGTCGATCACGTCGACGTCAGCCTGGTGGCCAACAGCGGCTGGAGCTCAAAGGCGATCGAATGGTTCGGCGCCGGCAGCTTCAGCCACATCGACAACGTGCTGCCGGACTGGTACTGCAAACAGAACGGCCACCGGCTCGGATCCCTGCTCGGCGCCCGCTCGGATCACGTGGGCGGCCAGCGCCCTGGCGTGCGGATCCGGCCGCCCGACTATGAGAACTGGCCCAAGCGGGTGATCCTGCGGGTGCCCTGCACGCCCCTGGCAGCCCACGCCTGGCTCAACTACGGCACCGCCCAGCTGGGCAAGCCGTACGACACCGTGGGACTCCTGGAGAGCTTTGGTGGCATGGCGTTCAGGCGCACCCGGCGCGACTGGCGGGATCCTGTGGCCTGGTGGTGCTCGGAGCTGTCAGCCCGGATGGGCGAGTTGGGCACGATCTTCAGTCATCTGCCGATCCCGGTCTGGAAGATCACCCCGGGCGACTGCGCCCTGCTGTACTCGGCCGCCGGCGGCGAGGTGATCTTCACCAAGGGCATCAGCTACGAAAAGCCACCGTTGCACCACTAGTCAGCTCCACCAGCTGCTTCGAGAGCCAGCGGAACTGGCCGGTTTTCAACAAGAACAATTCCCACGACGCCGCCGGCATTGACCTGGCTTCGCGTCCCTGCTCCCAATTGGCCCAATTCCGCGGCGAGGTGTAGATCACCGCCGCGGCCTCCTCCTGCGTCAACCCCGCCTTCTCACGCGCATCGCGCACCTCCTCGCACTTCGGCTCACGCCCGGCGATCGGGTTATTCTTGCTGCGGTTGCTGTGTGCCACTCAACTCTCCCCTTCGGCCTGTTTGGTATCGCCCTGGTGGTCAGCGCACCACTGGCGTATGTCTCTCGCCCGCTGCAGATACTGCGCCGGCGTCGCTCCGTTCTCCATGCCCATGATCTCACCGAGCTCGGTCATGAATTCGCGCACGGCCTCGAGGTGCGATCGCTGCTCGGCCGGCGCCGGGAATGTTTTGCCCCCCGCCTGCGCGCGCGCCACACAAGACCCGAAGGCCTCGCAGCGCTTGTGATCGCTGCACTTGGACCAGAAGCAACTGATCACCGCCCCCCCGCTTTGCGCAACGCCTCACGAGCTCGGCCGACCGCCGGATGATCCCCTTCGGGATACTCGCCGTGCTCGGCGATCGGGATCAGCTCCTCGAGCGCTTCGACCAGGACGGTGTTCACCTCACGCAGCTGGTCGCGCTCATCCTGGAGGTGGGTGATCAGATTGACCGCGGTGGCCTGGACCTTCTCGATCTTCTCGAGCAGCTCGGCGACCGGCACCGGCACGGGTTCAACGGTTGCCATGATCAATTCCCCAACGTCCGGCGGAAGGCCTCGAGCTCGTTATGGATCAGCTCCATGCGGCGCAGATCCTGAACGGTGGGTTCCCTATCCGCATCCATGATGCCGATCATGCTGGCGTACAGGTGCTGGGCGCCGAGCATGTAGGCCTTCCTCATTTCGCGCACCTGAGTCTTGTCCGCCTTGGCCAGGCCAGACACCGCGACGAAGGATGGTGCCGATCTTCGCGCCCACGCTGCTGGTGAAATGCTTGGCAGCCAGGACCGCTTCCTCGGCCGAGACGAACTCGCGCACGCGCTCATAGCTCTCGTCGGGGAAGAACTGGTAGACGCTGAACTCGCCGGCGCTCATCGCAACCACACGCATTCGGTGACTTCGCTCTCGCCGGCGCTGTAGTGCCGAGCACTCATCGATGCCAAGAAGGTGCCAGGCGGTAACACACGGCGCGTGCCGTCGGCCATGACCGCAGGCAGCGGCACCAGAGTCTTGCCGATCGACCAGACCCACTCCTCCCGCGCGGCATCGCAGTAGTCGATATCATCTTTGAACAGGCGATCGAGGACGTAATCTCCGACCGATGTTCTTTCGCAGCCGGCGATATCGATCGCGTTGCCGTCCTGCAGCTTTCGCTCCATGGCTTTGTTGTTCACTTCTGATCTGCCTTCGATATTGCCGCGCGCAGCTCCTCGAACTCGTACCAGGCAAACACGCGATCGGTTTCCTCACCGTCGGCCCACTGTGACTCGGTGCCCGTGTCCTCGAGGAGCTTCACCAGGTTGCGTGCCGCCGTCAGCAGCTGCTCGTGGCAGTTGAACCGATCGACCATGAGCTGGCCCCAAAGGTCACGGCCGATGCCAATGTAGGCGATCGTGCGCTTCCCATGCTTGATCGCGATCCTGGTCTCGGTCTTATCGTCCAGCACCAACTGAGCGCCGGCGTTGCTCTTGGCGAATTGCTGGATGACGCTCACTGCGGCGCCCACTGCGGCCTAGTCAGCACGCGGATGCAAACTCCCAGCCGATGCTCTGAGTACTCGCCGAGCTGAGCTTCGTTCATGGACTTGAGCAGCGCCTGGTCATCAGCAGCACAGTCGTCGCTCATCCACCCGCGCAACCAGGTCGGCCGCTGGTCGCCGGTCAGCATGTGCTCCTGGCTGCCGCCCTCGGTGTTCTCGACGTATAGGAAGATCGGCGCTTCCTTGAGCAGCTCGGTGCGTTCATTGACCGAGCGCACGATCAGCTGTGCGACCTCCTGGCCGTCACCGTGACCGGCATAGATCAGCGCGATCGCACGGCCGTGGCCATCGTGTATCGCGACGCCTGTGGTCTTGAACCCATCGACAGTGCGCGGCCGCACAATGCCGTCAGTCTCGAATTTCATACCAGCGTCCCCTGCTCGATCCGTTCATAGATCGCGTCGATGACCGCGCCGAACTGCTCACCCTCGGCGACGTGGTAGTCGCTGATGATGTCCTCCCCATTGCCCTCGACCAGCATCACGCCCCGCGTGCCCCAAGTCAGCTTGCCTTGGTGCGTGAAGTGCAGCGTCGGTGCGTGCATGTCGTAGTCGGCAAAGACTGAGAACACGTCCTCATCGGTGAGCGGCCGCTCGATCTGGTCCGGAGGATCGGTTGCCGACACCTCGACCAATGTCTGCTCCCGATCGGCAATGCCGACCACGTAATCCTCACCAGTCCACACCGCTGCCGGTTGGTACCCGGCAGCGCGCATGTCCTTCATGAGAGTTTTGAGAATCAAGGCCTCGACCATCTTCATACGATACCCTCCGCTTTCCGCAGCGCCTCACGCGCGCGCCGCACGTTGCCTTCCGCTACCTGCAGATCTCGACAGCATTCGTGGCCGTCGCCAGAGCACTCCTGGTTCCAGTGGACACAACGCTCCTCGGCAACGGCCCTGGCGCGCTTCGCGTCCTGCAGCTTGAACAGCAATGACTGCCTAGCACTCATACGACACCCGCCACGCTCACCGCTTCCCGAATCAGCATCAGGGACAGGTGCGGTCGCTGATCGGCGATCAGATCGACCACGTTGCCGCGATCGATCGTCACGCCGGCCGCCCGTGCATTGGCCACGAGCTCGATCACATCGGTGCTGAGCTTCCTGATTAGGACCTCCTGCATCTGGGCCAGTCGATCGGCGCGGAACCTGTCGTACGACTCCTGCGTGACCAAGCGCGGATTGCAGTGCCCGAAGTACTCCCGGCCGATCGTGTGGTCGTGGACTCCGGTCATCTGGCGGCCGCTGCCACCCTGAATCTCCTGCAGGATGTGAACGCCCTTGACGGTGCTGATGATCCGGAAGAAGCCAGGCTGGTTGCACTGGTCGCCGGAGTAGTGGACATGGCTGCCGATCTCCAGGACCGGCTGTTGAGGCTGCCTGTTCATGACCGCTCCCACTCGGCCCGCGCGATCTCGGCCTGGTGGCTCACCACCGCCCGGTCCATGATCGCATCGAACTGAGCCTTCGGATCCGGCACGTACTCCACCTGGAAGCCCAGCGCGCCGATCTGCACCAGCTGCTCCCTCGAGAGAGTCTTGACACCGATCAGCTTGGCGAAGCGCTGCGCCTGGTCACAGGCCGGATAGTTCTTGGACACCCCGTACACGTTGCGGCTGTACACCTTGATCTGGGTGATCATCGTGAGAGCACATCGTTGGCGAGCCAGTCTTCGTACCGGATCACACCGGGGCCGTCGTACATGGGGCCGGCGAGCTGCTCGAACTTCGGCTGGCCGATCAGTTCAGCTCGCAGCTGGATCCTGTCGCCGGGCCGCTGCTCGATCACGCCGACCTGTTTGAAGCCTCGGACTTCCATCACCGAGGCCAGGTTCTCGATCGCGAACTGAGAAGCCACCAGCTTCTTGTCCGCCATCTGAACCAGGTTGACCTTCTGGACACTCATCGCTCATCCCTCCACCCCTGTTTGATCGGCCGAGGTGCGCCCTGCGAAATGAATACTACGCCCGTGGCGCAGTTACTGCAAGCTCCAGCAACTCGGCGTTGAGCTGCTCCAGTAGAGCCTCCAGGGCAAACGGATGCTGCCAGGCCGGCGCGTGAATCAACGGCTGGCTGTCCTGATCGTACTCAACCAGGCACCAACTGCCTGGAATCGTCCAGGGGTAGAACTCCAGTGCGGTGCGGAACGGACCCAGCACGTACACCTCCGCGGGCGTGGCGTCCTCGAGATTGAACCAGCGCTTCTTGCCCGGATAGATCATGGGCTCTTGGGCTTGTTCGCTGGGTGCGCTTCCCACATTTTCGCGTGCTTCGGGCATAGGTCCTTATCGGGCTTCGGCGAGGTGGTGCAGCTCTCGCAGATCGGCTGATCACAGGTGGTGGTCGGGCCGACCTTCCAGTCGCACATCCTAGTGGCGAGCTTGCCGCAGTGACAGCGCGACTCGACCGGGAAGCTCCCCGTGAGGATTGCGGTACCGCCGCCGGGGAGCTTCACGCGGATGCAGCCTCTCTTACGCTTAGTGCGTGCCTTCGACGCCACGGTTCTGGCGCTCCTTCGTCCTGGCGTGCAGCGCGTACTGCGCGTTCTTAAGGTTCACCAGCGCCTCGCCGTTATAGGTGCTGGCGAACTTGCCAGCCTGGAAGGCCTCGAGCCGATCAATCAGGATCGCAAGCAGCGCCTCGTGCGTGATCCCGTTGACTCCCACCTCGCCGATCGGTCCGTTCTGGAACAGGATGGTGGAATGCTGCGCGGGTTGACCATGGCGCTTTGTCCACGGATCGCTCGGATTGCTTTGACTGTTGAAGCCGGTGACCTCGTACAGGTGATTTGCGCCACCCGAACCTGGTTCATCCAGCACCGTGACGTGGAGCTGCTCATTGGCGAAGTTCACTACGTGGGAAAAAATCTCTCGCATTGTGGGATCTCCTACTTGGTTGCTCGGTCAAGCCCGTCGTCGCGGGCCACGTTGATCCTGGCCATGGCTGCATCGCCGCCACCACGATCGGGATGATGCTCGGTCGCGAGCTTGCGGTAGGCCTCCTGGATCTCCCCGCGGCTGGCGTCCTGCTTGACGCCTAGCACCTGCCACCACTGCTCGACGCTCGGCAGCGCCGTAAAGCCGGTGAAGGCGCGGTCCAGGATCTCGGCGCCGCCGTGCCGCTCGATCGCACGCAGGGCCTCCAGCGTCGCGGCGATCGCCGCCAGGTTGTCGGCCACCGAGTGATAGGCGTCGATCGCCATCGAGCGCCGCTGGCCTTTCTTCGTGAGCCAGTAGACGGCGACGCCCGGATCCATCACCGACTCATCCTTCGGCAGACCGTCCATCCGCAGCTTCAGGTTGGTACTGATCACGATGTCATGGCGCTCGACACCGAGCTTGCCGAGCTCCTCGAGGACGCGCATCGCGCTATCGCCAGGGTTCAGACGTTTGAACCCGCTGGACGTCTTTTTGCCGAAGGAGCCTGACTTGCGGCCGTAGCTCATGCGCTTCCAGCCGGCGGGCCACGCCAGGGGAAATGCGTTGATCTGGTCGGCCATCAGATCTTCACCGTGCGCATGCGGCTCATCGAATCCTTGGCGGCCTGCACGAAGGCGTCGCGCTGCGCTTCGTTGTTGAAGTACACGACCACGGCCAGCTTGCCGGCGAGCTCCGGAGCTGCGGCGATCGCCTCGGCATCAGGACGGCTCAGGGCCTCACGGGCGCGCTCGCGTACCTCGTTTCCAAAAGTAGCCGCAGCCCAAGGTTGCCCCGATTTGGTCGGCAGGAATGGTTCCCGCGGCGGCGCGTTGTTCCGGGTTGCCATGATCAGCTGCGCGAACAGGATATCGAGCGCCTCTTGGTACTTATCGCAGGCCTCGAGCAGCTGCTTGGCCAGCTCCTTCATGACTGCGCCGCGTCCGAGATCTCCTCACGGGCGATCTCGCGCACCAGGTCCTCAAGGGTCGGCGGCTCCGGCAGCTCGATATGCTGCTGCTTGTGTTGCTGCGGCGGCAGCAGGTGCGCGGCCTCGACACATTTGCGGCACCACTGTTGCTCGTGTTTCTGCGAGCTGCCGTGGTGGTGATTGCGATAATTCTGGATGGTGACCCCCACCTTCCAAAATTGGTCGCTGTCCATTTCGACCTCGCCGCACTTGTCGCACACGTAAGTGATCGTGACCGTCATCGACTCGACTCCTTAGCTGGCATGGCGTAGCTTCCCCCTGGCCTCATCCTTCTGCCGATCGGCGGCCGCCAGCTGTCCGCTCTGGCAGATCTCCACGGCCCGCTTGCACATCGGCACATCGAACATCCCGATATGGCATTGATCAACTGGGATCCCCAAGAGCTGAGCCAGCTGCTTATAGCGGCCTCCACGCGCCATCCATACTTTGTACTTGGGGTCATCGAGCACGCGAAGCTCATAGCGCCGGCGCCAGATCGGATCAAAGACGTGGTGAACGGCTCGTTTCCACTTGCGCAGCTCCGCATTCGCCAGGCGGCCGAGCGGACGATTCGTACCGGGATGACAACCCACGTAAGCGTTGCACACGTTGCAGCACCACACGGGACCATAGTCGCGACCCTGGTAGATCTGCGCGCTCGAGGGTAGGTACACCGCGGTGGCAGTGCAGTAGGGGCATATCGGCGCCGTCACAGGGCCGGCCGCAGCCTGCCCCCTCACCACGGATTCCTCCGGTCCCACACGATCATCGCGCCGATGCCGGTGAACGCTGCGATCACCACCGCGAAGATCCCGCCGGCGAGGATCGACCAGACCACCGCGAGCCACACGAACACGAAGAACGCGAACACCAGGCCGAGCAGCATGGTGAGCAACGTCGGCCACCAGCGGTGATACCAGGAGGTCACGTGCATCGGCCGCATCATGCGTGTCTGGTGCATCAGGTCAGCCACCGGAACCGACCCCGCCGCGGTTGGCGAACGTGTCCAGCACTTTGATTGAGAGCGCCACGTACCCTGGCTGCAGGCCGGGTAGCCGATAGACGGCCGCGACGTGGGCGAACAGCGGCGGCTTGCCCTGAACATACTCACCTCGCAGCGTGTCCCATGCCTGGAACTCGATCTGGTCGCCGGACTGGAAGCACCGATCGGTGTCGTCGCGGACCTGGAAGGTCATGCGGCCCGACTGCACCTCGTCGTACCAATGGTTCCAGATCTTCAGTTTGATCGTTCGCATCGCTCATTCCCCCTTCCCGTAGTACTGGTCATACTCGGTGCGCGCCTTGGGCATCAACTGCGAGAGCAGCTCGTCCCATTTGTGGGCGCCAGGATGCCGCTGGGCGTTGCTGGCGAGGCAGCGCTGCATCGCTTCCCAATCTCCGCTGTGCGTGAAGTACTCCTGCAGGACCTGGACCGCGACCATGTTGGCATCGGGCTCACGGCGCACGATCTTGCCGACTTCTTCCCAGCACCCGCGCAGCATGTTGAGGCCGGTGTCGGGCCGGTCCATGTGCTCCTTGATGATCTGGATCTGCACCCACGCGATCGCCATGGTCTCCAGGAGAGACTGCGGCATGCGGACAAAGACGATGCGCACCTGGCGCCCCGCATGCTCCTCCCCGTCGGTGGCCATCACTTCTTCTTCCTCGCCTTGACGATCACGGATCCCTTGCCCGCGGGCACTGGTTTCACGGGCGCCTTGCGGTCGGCGATCACCTGTGCGCGGATCTTCTTCACGTCGATCTTCAGTGAGGCGGCGATCTTCGTGCCGTCCAGGCCCATGCCATTGAAGTCCGAGTAGGTCGAATCCAGCCAATCGCCCAGGAGCAACTCGAACAGCAGCTGCGTGAGTTTCGCATCGGGCAGCTTCAGCACCTGCTTGAGATCCAGGCCTGAACTGCCGGGCTTGTCCCAGATATCGCAGACCGCATCGGGGATCACCCCGTAGTCCATTTCGTGGTCGATGAGCTGCTCGAGCATCGGCCGGGTGACCTTGGTCGGCGCCTTCGCGTGCAGCGCGAGGTAGACGCGCCGGCGGAACTCCTTCTCGATCTCCTTGGTCTCACGCTCCTTGGCGGATTCACCCGGCCGCTGCGTCGGCAGCTTGCGCTCCGGCTTGATCGTGCCCTCCTTCTGCAGCTGCTTGACCGTGCTGGCGACGTCGACCACCGCCACCACATCGCCCTTCGGGGTCTGCAGCAGCGCCGTCTTGGCGCCGCGGCCGAGCAGCTGCTTGAACGTGCGCCGCTTCGGATCTGCCTGGCAGGTATCCTCGAGCTTCGCGTAGCCGCCGCTGATGTAGCTGGCACCATGCGGGGCGATGCGCTTCGCTTCCGCGCCGGTGATGACCTTGCGGCCCTCCTCACGCGCGGCCTCGAGCTGCATCTTTCCCCAATTGACCTTCTTCTGGTTGAAGCACACCGGGTCCGTGCAGATGTCCGCACTGCCGATGTCCTCGAACAACTCCGGCTGGTTGCCGGTGCGCTTCGGGCACGTGCCGCACGGGCCGGCGCTCACCAGGATGGTCGGATCGCCAGTCGGGAACGGCGCCTCCTTCAGCCGCAGCAGGTACTTGTTGCTGAGCAGCTGCTGCGCCTCACGGTAGGACATGACCCCGCCGCCGCGATACTCCGGCTGCTTGGCGGTCACCTCCTTCAGCATTTCATCGCGCAGCGCCGCCACCGGAATGCGCGCGATCAGCAGCGCCACGCTCGAGGAGAGCGTGCCATCGTAGAAGGCCTTGCGCGCGGCCGCGGACAGCGTGAGCAGCTGCATGCGCGTGTAGATCGTGCGCCGCGACTTGCCGACCATGACCGCGATCTCATCGGCCGACTTGCCCATCTTGAGCAGGTCCTCGTACCCTTCCGCCTCGGCGAGCTCCGTCAGGTCCTCACGCTGCAGGTTCTCGATCAGCTGCAGCTGTAGAGCCTCCTCGTCCGACAGGTCGCGCACCATGGCGGGAATCGTCATCCGCAGCGCCTCCTCGGCCGCGATCACGCGCCGCTCGCCGGCGACCACCTCATAGCGCTCGAGCGTGTCGGTCTCCCCTCGAGGAGCCAGCGGGCGCACCAGGATCGGCTGGATCACACCCTTCGCCCGCACGCTCTCGAGCAGCTCGGCGGCGTCGGCCTCCTTGAAGTGCGCGCGCCGTTCCTTCTGGCAGCGGGTCTCCGACAGCACCAGGGCGTTCAGATCGATGTGCCGGAATTCGCTGTCGTTCTCGATGTTGCTGTCCAGGCTCATGACTGCAGGCTCCGGCAAACCCACTCTGGCACCTCGATATCCAGGCGCCGATTCGGCCGGCGCACTTCGCGGTGCAGGACGATATGTCGCAGGAGGGACATTTCCATCCACACATCGTTGAGGCAGTAGTTGATGACGCGGCCGCGCTGCCCGCGCTGCCACCAGATCGGCGCCATCGCGCCGTCGCCAGTCTTGTTGATGCGCAGCGTCTCTCCGCACACCGCATCAAGTCCCCATCCGCCATGCGTCGCCGGCTGAAACCGATCCGGGTCCAGGCCCTGCGCCACCCAGATCTGCTCGAGCATGTCGTAATGCAGCTCGTCATTCAGCTGCAGGCCGTGCTCCTCGAGGAGCGGCTTGTCGAAGCGGCGCGTGTTGAAGCCGGCGGTCGCCCGGTTGGTGAGGTAGCCCTGCAGCTCCTGCAGGTCCTCTTTGAGCCAGGCGCCGGTGAGGCCGGTCACCAGGTCATAGGTGCACACCACGGTGATGCCCATGCCCTTGAAATCGCGCCAGCCCTCGCAGTACTGGATGTCCGGGTGGCGCACCTGCCCGCGATAGGGCGGGATTGCTTTCTCGATTTCGACGTCGACCACGATCATGTCGTTTCCTCCGCTGTGGTGGTTTCTTCTGCATCGCGCGCGTGGCCGTCCTCAATGACGAAGCCGATCTTGCCGCTGGCATCGACCCGCTCGATCCACACCTGGAACTTCCGGTCCTTGGCCTTCGCCTCCAGGATCTTCATGCTGTCCGGATCCAGCAGCGAGCCGTCGCGGATCCGGATCACGCGCAGCTTCGGGCTCATGGCCATGGCGATATCGCACGAGGCGGCGAGCTGCTCGGCATCCGAGCCCTGGTTGAATGGCACGCCATTGAGCAGCACCTCCTCATCCCCGAAGCCGATGCCGGTGACCGGGATCTGCGCCGCGGCGATCGCGGTGTTCTTCTCCGCCTCCCGATCGGTGATCTTCTTCGTGAGCGCCTTGGACTCCAGCTCCAGGCGTGCGGCGTTCTGCTCGTGCACGTTGCGCTGGCGCAGCCGCTCGGCCTGCGCGTTGGCGGCGGTGGCAGCATCGATGCGCTTGGCCAAGGCCTCCGTGTCGATCGGCGCCGGGAGCACCTCGGCCTCATCCAGCTGCTTTTGCGCCTCGGCCGCCGCAGTTTCAAACTCCTGCGCATTGCGCTCGACCTGCGCCTGGTGCTGCTCCAGCTCGTGTTTCTCGCCGGCGTCCAGGCTATCGAGCTTCAGCCGCTCGTTCGCAATCTCCGCCTCGAGCTCCTGGATCCTGGCGCGCAGCTCAGCGGCGTGCGAGGCGTAGCGCTTGGCGATCTGATCAATTCCGACGGCGCTGCTCTCCCGGATCTGCGCGGCGCGGTTGCGCGATGCCACGACACCTTCCGCGATCGCCTGGCGCCGGACCTTCCGGGTCTCGATCGAGGTGTTGAAGCCGCCGGCCTCGCCGAGCTGCTCGACCAGGGCCTTCACGTCCACCAGGTCGGTGGTGGTGCCTTCGGGCACGACGATCACGGCCGCGGCGCCGCGTTGCTCCTCGGCCGCCCGGTTGATGTCCTGGCGGCGCGTGTAGTCGCCACGGTTGGCGTCGGCGATCGCCTTGAAGTCAACGCCCGGCACAAAGCGCTTCAGCTGGTCGTACTGCTCGCGCGGCTTCATGCGGGCGAACTCGAGCGGATCGAAGGTCAGCGCGCCGAAGAATGCATCGAGCATCTTCTGCGGGGACTTGTACATCGCCCCGTCCGGGCTCTCCACGGTGATCGAGGTGGTGAGCTCCCCGCCGGCCCTGATCTTGAAGGTACGAGTAACGATGAGCTCAGGCTGTCCATCGCCGAGCACCAGGATGATGCTGCCTTCTTGGTTCCCCTTTCTGATCGGTGTGGACTGGATCGCATCCTTGCCGTCGAGCGCCCACCAGATGCTGTCGAGTACCGAGGTTTTCCCGTTGCCGTTTTTGCCCGTGATCTGGACCAGGTTGCCACGCGGCTTTATCTGGACAGCGACGATCCGCTTGATGTTCTCAGCCTGAAAATTAATTATTTGCACAAAATCACCCTACCGTGCCTTAGCCCACCTGGCCCCGCCTTGCGCGGCCCCGGTCTGCCATGCCACGCCGAAATTATTTGAGACGCTCGAAACGCGTGAGGTCGAACCTGCCATAGGTCGGACGGAAGTCACCCACCCCGATGAGCCGGCCGGCGATGCCGAGCAGCTCGCGCAGGAAGATCTCGTCCACATACTCAGGTAAGTTCACCATCAGATCGAACTGAGCCTTCCAGCCGGCACGCATTGCAGGCCGAACGCGCGTGATCGCACTGCGCTGGATCACGACACGGCGAGCATCCTCATAGTCCCAATCCTTCACGCCCAGCGGTGCAAGTGGCGTAAGGGAAATCACACCAGCCTTCACCAGGTCCATGGCGCTCTTGCGCGGGCTGCGCGGATCCTGGCGGAACTTGGCCGCATTGACGACAGCGCCGCGTAGATACTCTCCGGGGAGGCACAGGCCACCCTTGGCATCGCGGTACACATAGCTCTCAACGTTGTCCGTCTTTTTGCTCGCAGAACCTTTGCGTGCTGCGGCCTTCTCGGCGACAGCTTCGTTATTCCAGCGATGAAACAGAAGGTCCGCGCTGCCGGTGATCTGCACCCTGGCAGTCCACGGCTCGCTCAGCTCGATCTGTTCCTTCGCACCATTGGTCGCGTCAGCAATGCTGACGACTTTCGCAGCCTCTTTCATTGAACACCTTCCTTATAAAAACGGAACCTTACCCAACCCAACCCAGCACCGGCTCGCTAGGCCCGATCCGATCACACCTCACCGCACCGCGGATTGCCCCGCATGGCCATGCCACACCAAAACTTGCCCCACTCCGCCCGGCCGTAGCTCGCCTAACCATGGCGCGTCAAGCGGTGCCATACCATGCTCGACCTAACCGGACCTTTCCCCGTCCAGGCTTGACTCGCCTAATTCAAGAGGCATGCAGTGCCAGGCCACACCGAACCACAGCATTGCTAGCCCGACACTGCCGTACCAGATTCATAATTTACCGCCCTCGGCCAGCGCTTCCTTCTTCTCGACGTAGGCGGCATGCACGGCGTTCGGGATCTCCCGGGTGCTCGCGGCGTAGTCGGTCCACACCTTCGTCTTGATCAGCTCCAGTTGCTTGAGCGTGGTGCTGGCGCGCAGCTCGAAGGCAGCCGTGTCATCCGAGTAGTACGGCACGTAGTTGCTGGACGGCTTCTTGTCTGGCTCCTTGGCCGCCGCCGGCGTCACTTCCTGTTTTGCTTCCGGTTTTGAGGCCGCGGCCGCGGGCTGCTCGGCCGCCTTGCGCAGTGCCTCCTTGGCGGCATCCGCGCGGCTCGCCGGGGTCGCGCCCTCCAGCTGCGGGAAGGACTCATCCACCGTCGCATCGCCCTCCTTGATCGCAGTCTTGATGCCAGTGAGCAAGGTGAGCTGATCGATGCCGATGTCAGCTTCTCCGGTCACCTCGAGCACCGCGAACACGCGCGCCTGGTCGATGCCCAGCTTGCGGATCCAGTCCATGACCTGGCCGCGGCGCTTGGCCAGCGTCGTCGCATCCCCGATCGCCACGCGCCGCGCCTCGGTCTCGAGTTTGCGGCACAGCGCCTTCGGCACCACCGTGAAGGTCGCATCGCGGCGGGCCTTCGCCAGGCACGCCTTCGCCACCACCACGCGCATGCGCTCGCTGTAGGGCTTGTTGTACTTGTCCACCGTGGACTCGATGACCTCCGATTCGCTGGCGAAGTTGGTCTCCAGGTCGTGCGCGTAGCCCTTGGCCTTCACGTAGCGCGGCGTCATTTCCACGATCATCGCGCCCACGCGCAGGTTGCCGTAGCAGCCGCCGACGATCTCGGCCATGCGGATCGACATGCCTTCGGCGAACTTGCCGCCGCCGACGGGCCGGCTGTACAGGCACGACTCGGCCGTCTCCTCATCGAGCGTCACCATTTCGAGCGCGCGCTTCTGGAACTTGGCGATCGATCGCGGGTAGGCATGGGCGGTGGCGATCTGCCGATCGATCTGCGCATCGGTGATCGACTTCAGCGCCTGGTTCACGCTGTCCTGGACGGAGACGATCTCCCCGGTGTCGCCGTCGATGACCTGGCTGCCTTCGGTGCTCATGAGTTTTCGGTCTCCTGAAGTGTGATGATCTCGATGTTGCGGTTGCAGTCCGGGCAGAACTTGCCGCTCGCCCCATCGATGGCGCGGACCCAGGCGACGGCGTGCGGGTGCAGGCAGTCTCCCTTCAACTTGTTGAGGAACGGCCGGGCGCCGGCGCGCTCCTTCAAGTACTTCGGGTAGAGCGTCGGGTGCTCGAAGGCGAACTTGTCCACGTCGAACACGTTGGAGGCTTTGTTCTGCCGCCAGGTCACAAGCGGCGCGCCGGTGACGTCGACCAGCTCGCTGATCGTGCCCATGACGGACTTCACCGCGAGCTCCAGTTCCTCCTTCTCGGCCTCGAACTGTTTGATGTTGGCGCGCACGCGGTGGTGGCGCTGCAGGGCCTCGAGTGTCTCCGGGGTGATCTTCGCCTTGGTGCCCTTCGCATCCTTCGGCCAGGCGATCTTCGCATCCTCGAGGCTCACGGCCGCCGGCGGCGACTTGGCTTCCACCAGGTCCCAGAACGCGCGCTGCTGCCGGGTGAGCAGCTGGATCAGTTCCTCATCGCGCTGGATGCGGTAGAGCCGGAACTGCCGGTTGGTGATGATCAGCGGCATCCACGCATGCTCAAGGCCCGTGCAGGCCATGCCGTGCTGACACTGCAGCAGGTACTGCATCGGCACCGAGCCATCCTCCAGCGGATCGCCCCAATCATCAGGGGACGCAAAGCCGGTGCTCTTGGCCTCGACCAGTCCCATATCGGAGCTGATGCCATCGAGCGTGACCCAGCGACGCGGCCACTGCGGATCCACCACCTTGCGCTGCCGATCGGTGACCTGGAACTTCGTGCGAAACGTGAAGCGCGAGAGCGCCACCGGCTCAAGCGCAATGCCCATTTCCAGGTGCAGCGCCAGCTCCTCCTCGGTGTCCGGATCGGCGACCACCTCGCTGCCCATCTTCTCCATGAACAGCTGCAGCTGGGTTTTCCAGGGGCTCAGACCCACGGACGCGGCGGCCTCGGATGCGCCGAGACCCGTGCGGCGCTCAGCGAGCTCCGCTTCGGTGAACTTCATGATGACTACCTTCCCCGTTTCTTATCGAGATTGGACAAGAGGGAGCCGATCACGACGCCCTCCCTGAAAATCTGTAGACGCTCGCGGAACCGGCCGGCGTCATGGCCGAGGCCTCCGGGCATGCCAGGCGCATCGATGGCGCGCGTCACCCGGTCGATCCAGTCGAACACCACGCGCACGCCGTGGGCGTGAGGTGATGCACCTGGCCGCGGCGTCACCACCGCGACCTTCTTCGCCTTGCGCGCCACGGACCTACAGCGCTTGCGGGCGCAGGCCGGGCGGGAACGGGCCGGGCAGGTTCAGGCGCTGCTTGCGCTCAGCCCGCACCCCGCGCACGAACCCGACGCGCTCGGCGCGCACCAGGGCCAGGGCGACCTGCGCGGTGGTCAGCACCGGCTCCTCGCCGAGCGCCAGGATCACATCGCGCAGGTTTCGGATCGGCTGCACGTCCTGCGATACCGCGGGTACAGCCTTCGCTGAGCCGCTCACCGGATCACCAGCCAGCACAGCGTATCCATGACGGCCATGAACAGCACCACGCGCACCAGCGCGGCCCGATTGATCACCCGTGCAGACATCCGCACGGGCTGGTTGTTGCTACCGCTCACCCGAGCACACGGGCGAACTGTACGGCCAGGATCACGAAGGCCAGCGCCGAGGCTACACCGGCGGCCTTCACCACAAACATCGCTGATTTCTTGAACATGGCAATTCTCCTGAGCTTGACTGTCTGCACACCTTCTACGCGCCAACGCTACGCCCACGGCGCAAGCGCGTCAAGCTACTTGATGCCAGTTGGCACCCATGCTAGGTTGCGCCCCTATGGTCAAGTGCCTCGAAGCCTATATTGCCCTCGTCGGGAACGCTGCTAACGCCGCGAAAGTATTCGGAATTGATAGCAGCTTGCTGTCTCGATACCGCAGCGGAAAGCGGGTCGCAACCGTTCATTTCATCATGCGGATGCACGAGCGCAGCGGTATTCCCATTGAGGACCTCGTACGCGACTTTGCGGCAGGTGCGACTGAGCCTGAGCCGGAAATGTCCACGGCTGACAGTTAAGTCCTACGAATCAGCAAGTTGTGATCTGACTCATTGCGCAGGCCGCTTGCCCGGCGCCATGATCGGCCGATAAGTACGGGGGAGTGTTCGATGATTGCCGTGGTTCCACGCCGCCCAATTGGGCATAATCCTGGCGCACCCTTCCAGGGCCTGGCTGGCACACCTTCCGCCACAGGCAATCAGGTGCTCCCCAGGCCTCGACGGCCGGCAATCCGTCGGGGCCTTTCTACGTGTGGGACCCGGCTCTGATGGTCGATCTGCCGAGGCCACCGATCGATCCGGACGTGGACCTCCGGAACTTCCCCTACCTTCCGCTCGATGTGGTAAGGCTCCGCGACAGCGACCTGGCGGCCTCGCCGCACCCCGAAGTTTTCCGCTGCGCGGTGCTCAGCTGGTGTGTCGCCTGGCACCAGACGCCAGCCGGCAGCCTGCCAGACGATGACGTGATTCTCGCCAGGCTGCTTGGCTATGGTAGAGACATCAGAGGGTGGCAACGCATCCGCAAGAAGGGTGGTTTGCGTGGCTGGGCGCTTCATTCTGATGGTCGGTTGTACCATCCCGTTGTGGTGGAAAAGGCTATAGAATCATGGCTTAAGAACAAGTCCAACCGGGCTAAAACGGAGGCGGCACGGCTGGCTAAACTCAAGCTGTCACAAGGTCAGTCACAACCTCTGTCACAGAGCCTGTCACTACCACTGTCACAGACGGAATCTTCCACTGTCACTGGATCCAAGGGAAGGGAAGGGATAGGAAGGGAAGAGAAGGGAAGGGACGTCGGACCCTCCGTAGGTGCCCGTGACGCTCCTCCGGAGCCACCCACGCCGGATGAGAACCGGCGCGTGTTCCTGGCCTGCAAGTCCAAGTACCCCGGAGGGCTGCACCGTGGCGATCACTGGCTGCTCGCCGAGCGCGAGATTGGGCTGAGGCTCGATGAGGGCACGCCAGGTGACGCGCTGATCGGGAACACTGAGGCCTATTGCGCTCAGCAGGAAGCCTTGGGCACGATCGGGACCGAGCGGGTGATGCGGCCGAATAATTTTTACAACGGCTCCGGCGCCTGGCGCGGTCCGTTCCCGCTGCCGGTCGCGAAGTCCAATCGAGCATCTGACCGAATCACTTACGTGCCGGAGGAGTGACCATGGACCTGCAACGCGACTACCCGAAATTCAAGCTGCTGCTGCAGCGCCTGTGCGAGACGCTCGACAAACCCTGCAAGGACGAGCTCGTGGAGTCGTGGTGGAAATCTCTGCGCCACGTTGAGCTGGTTTCGGTGGAGCGTCGGATCGATGCGTTCCTGGCGACCGCGACGGCCGACACGAAGTTTCCTCGACCAGCGATGATGCGCGATGCTGATGCCGAGCCGCCGCAACCGACCGATGTGAACTTCCAGCGCGGCTATTGGCGCAGCGGAATCGTGTCGTGTCTGTGCACTCACACGCGCCTGACCTATCGCGAGCTCGAGCAGGTTCTGATCCAGAATCGCGACGGGCTGGAGCGTCCGCTGCAAGAGTTGCTGAACGATTACGCCACGCGCGAGCCTGGCGATGAAGGCGCGCTCGCGACGCTCGATCGGCGTTGCGTTGACTTGGTGGCTCACGCCGGAGCTTTCGCCTCGCATCGAACCCATCTTTCCCGCGAGCAGCTCACTGCGTCAGCTGGTGCGCTGCTGTAATCTCCACTCCGTTCACCCTGGAAGCCATTGCCACCATGACCACGACCAAACAGCAATCTCCGCTGGTGCTCGATGACGCACCGGCCAATGCGAAGAAGATCTCAAACAACCTGCTGAACTTCGGCACCGAGAAGGTCCCGGCGTTCACGATCCCCATGGAAGGCCTGCAGCTGCTCGAGGCGGCCGTTGATCGGCTGTTCGGCAAGTACACCTTCCGCAGCTGGTTCAACCAGGATGCGCAGACGCTGCTGTGGTCACCGATGCCCTGGTGGTCGCTGCTCGAGGGCGGCACGCTGAAGTTCTCCATCGAGCTCGCACTCGATGACGTGGAGATCCTGGTCGAAGGCGCGACGCGATCGCTCCTGTTTGAACACGACCAGGACAGCGAAGGCAAGGACCGGCCGATCGGCAAGATCAGCGGCATCACCGCGAAGGCCCTCGTCGCCGGCATCGTGGAGCTGGGCTTCAGTCTCACGCTGCGTCCAGGTCTTGGTGAGGAGAATCTCGGCCTGCAGGAAAACCAGTACAAGCCGGTGCTGATCACGCTCGGCGATACGCGGCTTATCCAAAAACCCGGTGACAAGCAGCAGTCGCTGGACCTCAAGCCACCAGGCGCTGCGCCGGCGCCAGAAGCTGCAGGTTCGCCGCCGGCGACCGACGTGAGCAACGGGGAAGGTCAACCGGCCTCCGGAGACGTGCGCGATCACGGCGCCGTCGGGGAGCACCTGGAGGGTCCGAGCGGCGATGGTCCCGAAGGCCTGACACGCCTCGAGGAAAACCTGCGCAAGCAAACCGAAGCGGTGACCGCACGTCCTGGTCAGGTGGTCGATGGCACCACAGCTGCCAGTCGCGCGACGCGCAGGTCGCGAGTCGATGTCTCGCCCAAGCATTGATCCGTTCTGCGGGCCGGCTGTTTGGTTTGGGTTGCAGCACCTGATCCAGACGCGGCCCGATCTGTTCCGCCCACTTGTTCCCACAAAAGCCCACGAGGAGATCCCGCACATGAGCAGCGTCAGCATCACGGCCACCGGCGCCACGAAGGCCGCAGTCATCACCGCGCTTGAGGCACAGAAGCCAGCCGGTCACTCGAGCCTGCAAGGCGGCTTGGTCGATCACCTGGTCGAGCACGTCGAGGACCTTCCCGATGATGCCGCCGATATCAGCGTGTCGCTGTCGGCGCATATCGGCTACAGCGTCGAGGAAGCTGCGGCCGACACCAAAGCTGCGGCCGCCGGCTCCGACCAGGGCGGCGCGTAACACCAGCGGCCGGGTGCCACCATGGGTTCCAGATCCAAGCGCCGCGAGCGTGAGCTGCTACGCCAGTCACACTTCGCCACGCGGCTGATCGAGATCGGTGTGCCTGCGGAGCTGGCTGCGCGTACGGCAGCTGACCGCGGCATGCGCGATCGCATCCAGGCATCCGGCCATTGGCATGACGGTTCGAAACCGGCGCCGTTCCAGAATCCGTACCAGGTGATCGGGCCCGCGAGCCTTGCACCTGGCGTCGGTGAACCTGACCTGGCGCCAGTTGCCGCCAAGACCTTCGTGCGTATGGAGATCGCTCGTGCCATCGAAGCAACTGAAACTCAGCGCTGAGCTGTGGCCGGACCTGGCGCTCGAGGCCGG